CGAGGAGGCCATGCAGTTCCAAGTACGCACCGAGAAGGTGGCCAAGGATGTCCTCCAAGTAAAGGACGACCTCGGGGCCGTGAAAGCCGTTCTACGGGACATGCGCCTGGCAGATCAAGGCTACGCGCCTCCCAACTGGGAGCAGCCATCCATGGACGTCTACGAGGCAGACCCGACCAGGCCATCACACCTGCCGCTCGAGAGCATCGCTGATGCCGTCGAGAACGACGTCTGCAGGGCTGCCGTCTACGCCGCCTACTTGCGATGGAGCCAGCCCCCTGTGGTCGTGACTGAGCTGCCTGAGCCGTTGGAGTCCTTGCAAGAAGACTCCGGCACGGGATCAACAGGCGGAACCACTACGGGAGGCATGGCAGAGGAACGATGAAGCTCGGAAAGCTGGTCACGACGGAGAACAAGGAGCGCACGTTCGGCTCTCCTGCTCGGTACCACTCTGTCCTCGTTGTCATGCCTGATGGACTCTTCGAGACCTTCCATCTCACGGACTCAGACCTGAAGCGCTTCAGGGAGCGTGCGGCGAGGAACCCCGAGGATGAGATTCAGCCGGGATGGCAGGACAGGCTCCTGAAGTGAAGCGGAAGCCGCCCTTCGACAAGATGGTGCCGGTGAGTGTCGAAGAGGCAGAGAAGGAGCTCGGCTTGAAGCTGGACTTCCTCTCCGAAGAGGGGAAGCGGCATCTGGTCCGCTGCAGTGACGGGAAGATCGGTCTTCAGCGCGACAACTGGTTCATCAGTGCCGTCGTGCTCGAACTCACAGCTGCGTTCAAGTAGAAGGAGAGGCCGGGTTCGAACCAGTCTCCTTAGGTGATGTTTCGCCCGCAAAACGTCGGGGTCTGAGAATGACAGTTCGGGCACACCGGCCGTAGATTCTCACGACGATTGTCCGCGGGGTTTCCATTGATGTGATCAATCTGTATAACGAGAGGCTTCCCAGCCCATACAGGTCCTTGTCCGCATATAGAGCACTCCTTTTTCAACATACCCTCATCGAACAGGCGCTTCTTTGCCGTTGACGACAGCTTCTTCCTCCAAGAGAAGTAGAGTTCAACAGGCCTCCTCTTCTCCCGTGGGTGTATAAGCCCTCGACGTTTTGCCGTGTCCCATGCAGTACGGGAGAACCCGTACTTCTGCGCGCACTCCCGATAAGTTGCCCCACTCTCATACATCTTCTGGATTTCATTCCAGGGGTAATCACGGCGCTGGGGTTGGGCTGGTATTCCCAATCTTCTTGCATGGTATGCAATAGTCGACTTGGTGAGCCCTGTTGCTTCGGCAATCTCCTTGTAGCTCTTGCCTTCCGTTCTTAGCCGGCGAACTACGTCTCTCTTCCTTTGAGACTCAGACATCGAACCATACCCTTTTGTATGGCTATAACACGGCTGCATGGTTTGAGAAGACGGGGGCGGACTCGAACCGCACACCTTCCGGTCCAAAGCCGGACGCTCTGGCCTGCTGAGCTACCCGTCCATGAAGAGCCTCACGTGCTGCCAGTTACACCACTCTCCCGAGAAAGGTAGGTGAGCGACGGGATTATCTCGAGGAGGAAATACGAGAGAGACGTCTATCTACGGTCTTATGGCCGCAGCCGACTATGGCCGCAATCTGTCGAAGGCTCATCGTCTTCCTCATCTCGAGGAGCTCAGAATCCGAGGGCCACGTATAGCGGCGGTTGCTGGGGTGATCTGGTTGTTTCGGCTTCGGAGGGTTTAACTGCCGAGCACGCTCTGCCCTCTGCTGGATGTGCATCAGCCGGTGCTCGCCATAGTCCATGCACTCCAGGTTCTCTGGGGAGTCATCTGCCCGATCTTCGTTGACGTGGTGCGCAATCTCATTGGGAAGTAAAGGCCGCCCAAGTTTCTCTTCCAGTACCAAGTCCGCTCGCTTGACGTACCCCAGATGGTCTGCTCGCTGATGTGTGGGCTGTAAGACTCTCCAGTACCCTGTAGACTTGCTGAAGGTCAGCCCCCCTTTCCAGTTCGGATTATCCTCTCCGGTCAATCCTCTGCTTATAGGAGGCTGGGCCTTGCCTTTACAGGAGCGACTACAGAACCGGCAGGGATGCCGTCTCGCGTCCACCGGCCGCACAAGAAATACGTCTCCGCACACCTCACAGACCTTAGGAACAGACTTCTTCTGGGGCATGAAAAGGGTACCATCCCGGGTTTGAACCGGAGCCTCCAGAACCACAATCTGGCGTGCTACCGCTACACCAAAGGTACCATATTCACGGGTGCTTGTCGAGATTTCTCTTAAACCTCCAGGGCCACAACCTGGCGCTCTTACCGGACTGAGCTACGGCCAACATATAGGATTGGTAACGCCGAGGGGACTCGAACCCCCTACCCCTTACGGGCACTGGAATGAAAACCCAGCCGCGCGATCCACTTTGCATTCGGCGTTGTAGGTGGTACTGCCGACGGGGTTCGAACCCGCGGTCTCCAGGGTGAGGGCCTGGCGATCTACCATTGATCCACGGCAGTGTAGAGAGTGATACCGGTTGGAGTTGAACCAACGACCTCAGCCTTATCAGGACTGAGCTATGACGCCAAAATGGTGCGGTAGCCGGGACTATCTTCCAGTCCAATCCCCAAAGAGACCTGCCAACCGCGCCTCCCGCATGGCCGGGGCCACAATCAGCCATGCCTCGTAAGGCATGTGCCTTCTGGTACAGTTGCAGCGAATACAGGCAGGCACGCAGTTTGATTGTAAGTGCCCGATGCTGTTATCGATCCGGTCAAGAGTCATACGGATACTCTCCTCTCCACAATAGCTACACCCTTTCTCGATCTGCTCTCGGATAAATGCCTTCGTCAGGTCGTTCTCCAGATCGCGCTTTCGGTCTGAACGTCGAGCATCTTCGTAAATCCAACGCTCGACATTCAGACCAGCAGCGCGCTCTACCTTGAGCATGTCGGAACGGGCCTTGTAAGCCGCCTTAGATTTTGGCGTCGCGTGGTGTACAGCGCATCGTTTGCTCTCACACGAACGGCACTGCCTCCTATAGTAAACCTTTCCTCGTCTTTTGATGGGAATCATCTCTGAGACGGGCTTTGTATCTCCGCACGACCTGCATATTCTCTGTTCTTCCATATGCGGTAGATAACCAAGTATCCCCTACCGCACAAGAGGTGAAGCGCACAGCGGGATTCGAACCCGCAGCCCTTTGCCTGGCAGACAAATGCTCTACCGTTGAGCTATGTACGCAAAACACCCGGGGCCTTCGACTTGGCAAGCCGACGCTCTAAGTGCCTGAGCTACTACCGCTTAGGTATGAGCCAGGACAAGCGGGCTACGAACAGATCAGACTGTGCTGATGAGCTGCGTTCGTCCTGGCATGAGTCCTCGACCGCCGAACGCAGGCGGGAGGACGGTGGTACCGGTTGTACCGGTGATGGCCAGGAAGGAACGCATGTAGAAGTAGTAGTCCTTCAACACGTGAAGGTCAAGCGATACCCCGAAGAGGATTCGAACCTCCATCCACCGCATTTTAAGTGCGGTCGCTACTACCAACTGGCGTACCGGGGCAGAATAATGAGGAGAGGAGGAGTCGAACCTCCAATCCGTCCACCGTGCTCCGCCTCCCTTCCGGACGGACGACGGCGGTTTCGGGATGTCCCCAGCCCATACCGACTGGTGGCTTTACCGTTTGCCCATCTCCTCAAAGTAGTACGGAAGGGGGGATTTGAACCCCCACGGTCCGAAGACCACGAGCCCCTCAAGCCCGCGCGGCTGCCTGTTTCGCCACTTCCGCAAAAAGAGTAGGGAGAACGGGACTCGAACCCGCATCGGAGACTGAGCCCCCCAGGGCCTGAACCTGGTGCCTATCCATTTCGGCTACCTCCCCATAAACGCAAGAAACCTCCCGAGCTTTCGCTGGGGAGGCTTCCGACGGTGTCGTAGGTTGATGACCCTACACGCACCCCTCCCCGGGCTTCAGAAGAAGCAAGGAGGATAGCGCGCGCATCACGAAGGTCATGTCTTAGGTGTAGTACCCTGTGGAGAGGGAGTCAAGCATATGAGCAAGGTGATCCCACTCTCGAACGTGTTCCCGTTCTTCAACCTACTGCCTCGGTGGAGGGCCTTCCATCGCAAGTACAAGCTCATGCCGGACGGCTCGTTTTGGCCGCGTACAGACAAGGAAGTGCGAGAGCTTCGAAGGAGTCTCGGAGTTCAAGGGCCTCGAGGTGCTGTGCTCCCGTTCCCTTCGCCAGAGAAGTGAGCTTCCAGGCTCGGCTTCTGTCCGTCTCCCTTGTCCAGTAGGGCTCTAATCGCAGGGCCGATGCCTCCGCCGACCAGGCCGCCGATGATGAGATGAATGGTCTTCGCGCTCTCTTCTGGTATGGGGACAAGGGCCAGGAAGATCACCATCAGGCCCAGGTAGAAGAAGAAGATGGCCGCAGTGGTCCTCCGAACGTCGTCATCCTGGATGAGGATGAACACGGCGTGCAGTAGTAGGCGCTTCGGGGCCATACGAGGAGTATACGCCGGACCATCGGGGCGCTCCTGTCCTGGGTCTCGCCGAATACCGCCCATGTGTGAAGCATAACGAGAGCTCAAACGCGAGAGGCCTCCCGCTTTGGTGACGGAGGCCTCTCGGGTTCCCAGAACTGAGAAGTCCCCTACGGGAAGCCTTCCTGCAGGGGACGAGTCTGTGGCGCAGTCGCATTCCGCTCGTTGGCGGTCACCTGATCGCCGGGCCGGCGATCAGTCGCGATGACAGCGAAGCCTTTCTGGGACAAGGCGCTGTCATCGAGGGAGTACCCGGACACGGCGAAGCCGAAACTGGCCAGGACCAGTAGGATCGCCGTCATGATCAGCTGAGTACTCACATTCACAGTGTAACAGAGAAGACGACAGGGAGACTTGAACTCCACTCCCCGGGTTTTGCAGACCCAGCAGGTCCACTCCTGTGATTGTCGTCATAAGAAAATCGTCTGCGTAGTGATGATCGCTACGAAGACTTCATGCTGTTGCTTTTCATAGGGGCTCTCATGCTCACAGCTGGAATGGAAGCCGATCTGCTACGCGCCATCGCCCACTTCCCTCGGAAGGGGCGGGTTGAGTACCCATGCAAAAAGAGCTGGTACGTGGTGCTAAACCTTCATGAATGGGCCCTAAAACGGGGATTCCTTACTGCCGCAGTGATGCGGCAGCCTGGGTATCGGAAGAGGAGCACGAAGTATCGTCTGCTGGTTGTGGTTCAGGGCCGGAAGAAGGGCTGGTACAGGTTCCATGCCTCGAAGCTCACGGCGAGCATCTGGGACAAGTGGAGGAGAGACAGGTACTCGAAACCTCAGGTGTGACCCTGCCGCCGGTATTCAAAGCCGGATGCGCCCCTCTGCGCGGGCCTCTCCTAAGTGGTAGAGATGGAGGAGAGTGCTGGAGTCGAACCAGCGGGCCACATGACCCGACGCAGGTAGCAACCGCGCTAAGGGAAACCGCACCTATTTCACTCTCCAAGAAGTAGAGGAGAACGTCGGTCCCGCCCCGAATGCTTGCCGCACCGCTCGTTTTCGAAACGAGGCCGTCCACTCAGACGGTTCATTCTCCAAGATGTGGTGGAACGAGCGAGGATTTGAACCTGCGTCTCTGGGGGCGACCCCTCTGCTCTACCAGACTGAGCTACACGACCATGTGAAGAAGAGGAGAAGTGCGGTACCGCCCCGCGCGGCCGAAACCGCCATACGCTTTCCAAGCGTAGCCCTGCCTCGCAGAGTTACCTCTCCAATAGAAGACAAAGAAATAGGTGGGGATCGGTGGATTCGAACCACTATCCCTAAGGCACGGACTTTACAGGCCCGCCAGTAGTCCCGAGCTACTGTACTCGATCCCCGAATGCAAGAACCCCTCCGCGACAATGGGCCGGGGAGGGGTTCTTTCGTGGACCGATGATGGTTCTAACGCATCAGGCACACCCCTCCGGGCCCGTAAAATACGAGCTACTTGAAGAGGAGATGGCACACTTGCGAGTCATGTCCCTACACTAACCACGCCGCTGTAGAGATGACAAGCATAAAGACGAAGATACCCACAAAAAGAGCACTCACGACGTAGTTGAGCCTCTCCACGGGGGCAGGACAGTTCCGATACCTCCAGACCTTCGTACTCTTCACAGCAGCTCCGCTGGGATAGGATGAGCCCCTTCCCTGGAGCACCCCTATGTCCCATCCCCTTCTTCGTCGTGGTTCCCGTGGCAACTCCGTCACGCTCTTGCAGGAGCTCATCAACCTGCGCGGCTTCAACATCGACGCGGACGGCATCTTCGGAGCAGGCACCGAGGACGCTGTCATCACCCTTCAGGCGGCCGAAGGCCTCACTCCTGACGGCATCGTCGGGACGAACACCTGGAAGGCGATCGAAGAGCCGGACTCCGCCACGAAGAGCATCTCGCCTTCGAAGCACGAAGAGCAGAGCGCGCAGGTTTCATGGCTCCTCGACGAGATCCCGGTGATCTGCGAGGAGTGGCCGAAGCTCGCGCTCATATGGGCTGCGAAGCAGCTCGGCGCGAAGGAGTCCGGGAACAACTGCGGTCCGGAAATCGCACACATCGTGGACGGCTACGCGCAGTACTGGGGCATCGTCCCGGCCGCGTACTACCCCTGGTGTGCCATGCTCGCGGCGCAGGCCGTCCGGCAAAGCAAGGGACTGGAGTGGGGAGCTTCGTCACTGCCCTTCGACGGCAAGTTCCAGGGCTCCGGCTACCAGATGGAGCTGTGGGCGAAGAAGACCGGTCGCTGGATCCCTGCAGGTCAGGCGTGCCCTCCGGGTGCGATCTTCATCATGGGTCGTGGAGGGAGCGGCAGTGACAAGAGCTCCGCCTCCACAGCACGGCATGTGGGTCTCGTGGTGAACACCGAAGGTGGGAAGCACCTGTGCATCGGCGGGAACGAGAGTGACCGCGTGAAGGCCTCGTACCGCAACGCGAGCAGCCTCCTCGGCTACATCAAGTGGTGGTAGTCCCAAACGTCGTCTCTGCGGAGGAGGCTCAGGCACTTCTCCATGAGGCGGAAGAGGGAAACCATCTCAGACAGGAGATTTCGCAGCCCCCTGCGGCTTGTTCTCCTCTGGTCCGTACAGTCTTCAACCGGATCCTCATAGGATCCGGTTGGCCTTGCGAAGTGCAGTGGGAGGCTCCGTCATACGCGCGCTTTGAGCTCCAACCTCGAGGGCACGAGCCACACTATGATGGGTACAAGGAAGACGGAACGCATCACATGCCGTGGTGCGGAATGTCTGTGAGTGTACTTCTCTCTCATCCGGATGACTTCGAGGGCGGAATCTTCAGGACACATGGCGAATCCAGGCTGGATACCTCTCCGATTCGCCACTACCGCTCTGCCGTAGTGTACGGGAGCAGCCCTTCGAATCCTGAAGGCTATGGGCCCGTAAAACACTCTGTGACTCCGCACACAGGCCGCCGTGTTGTGCTCCTCGGCTTCTTCCAGTGCCTTTGGTAACTCCGCAGGTTCCTCGTCATAAGGGCTGAGGAACCCAACAAGGAGTTACCGAATGAACCGATACGAGGAGCTCAAAGCTGAGCTCGAACGAATCACTGCCGGCCTCAAGGAGTATGGCGAGGGGGAGAATAGATGGCCCGGATCCTGACCGTCTCCCTGACTCTGAGTGAGCTCACAGAGGTGTACAACGAAGGGAAGGAGTGCACCTTGAAGGCTCTTGTGAGGTTGGGCTGGATCACAGAGGAGCAGGCAGGAGATCTCGCTACCCACATCGCCATCGTCGCCCGTCCCAAGGGTTTCTTCGGGAAGCTGTGGGACAAGCTCCGCAGGGGTCCAATGGAAGAGGGCGCTTATGCCATCGAGACCCTCATCCTCGACGGAGTCCTCCGGCCTGCAAAGCCGGCCGTGGACGAGCCGAAGCTCAAGCCGCCCACTCTCCGTCAGTTCCTGGCGGGGACAGGCGGACTGAAGACTGCGATGGAGACCGTCATCCATGCACGTGATCACCACGCAGAGCACGGCACCTACCCCAGCGGGGTTCTTACCCCAGACCGAGACTTCGACGACTGGGCCGCAGATCTCCTCGATGAGGCACTCAAGAAGTACAAGGCAGTCACGGAACTCAACGTCACTACCCATGAGGCTCGATGAGCAAGTACGACGCCTCCAGCATCAGGAAGCTGGAGGGACTCGAGGCAGTGAGACAGGTGCCGGGAATGTTCATCCCGGACACCGAGGAAGAAGGGCTACACCACCTGGTGTGGGAAGTACTCGATAACGCAGTCGATGAGGTGCTGGCCGGCTACGCCACCCTCATCGATGTCGAGGCCTCCGACCGGGAGATCACCATCAAGGACAACGGCCGAGGCATCCCCATCGACGCGATGGAGGACGGCCGTGCCGCAGTCGAAGTGGTCCTCACGGAACTCCATGCCGGAGGGAAGTTCGGAGACGGAGCCTACACCACATCGGGCGGACTGCATGGAGTCGGAAGTGCCGTAGTCAACGCCCTGTCTTCAGAGCTTGAAGTCAACGTGTGGAAGGATGGCACACATTACTGCCAATCCTTCGTGCGAGGAGAGCCTTCCGAGCCCGATGTGAAGCGGTGTGGAAGGAAGCTACGAGGCACAGCCATCCGGTTCCGTCCGGACGTGATGATCTTCGGGAAGCGTCCCTTCAACATGGAGACCCTCCGAAACCGTGTATGGCTGAAGGCACATCTGGTAGGTGCACGATTCCGCTTCAACGGTGAGGAGATGCAGTTCCCTGGTGGTCTGGTCGACCTGGTGAACACAGAACAAGCCATTTCCTCGACCTGGTACATCCGGGATGAGGCTGTGCAAGTGGCTGTGTCATGGACGTCGTCGCCTACAGGTATGGATGTCCTGGGGAAGAGCTTCGCCAACACCATCCCAACCCGGGAAGGAGGGACGCACTTCACAGCCTTGAAGCAGCTCATTGCAACGGAGGTGGCGAAGCACGCGAAGGCGAACAAGCTCTTGCCGAGAAGGCCCAAGCTCGTCCCTGACGATTACCGCGAAGGCGTCATGGGTGCAGTGCACGTCCTTCTCGAGAGGGTGCAGTTCCAGGGACAAACGAAGGGGAGGCTCAACTCGGAGGAGGGGAAGACCTTGGTAATGGGACTAAGGACGCGGTTCCAGAACTGGTTGAGGACAAACTCTTCCCAGGCAGAGATTATCGTCCACCGCGCTGTGAGTGCTGCGAAGGCTCGGACGGCTTCGAGAGAGGCTGTAGCGACGGTACGGCGGAAGTCTGTAGTTCGGAAGTCAGCTCTGCCCGGGAAGCTCGCAGACTGCTCCTCTACGAACCTGGGAGAGACGGAGCTCTTCATCGTCGAAGGAGACAGTGCGGGAGGCTCCGCGAAGCAGGGGCGTGACCGCAGAACTCAGGCCATCCTCCCACTTCGGGGGAAGGTGTTGAACGTCATCGTGAACCCCAAGAAGGCAGGGACCAACAAGGAGCTGAAGGCCGTGGTCGAGGCTCTCGGATGTGGAATGGGTGAGAGACTGAACCTGAACACACTGAGATACGGGAAGGTCATCTTGTTGATGGACGCGGATGTGGATGGGCATCACATCACCACTCTCATGCTCGCGTTCTTCTACAGGTTCATGCTCCCGCTCATCGACGCAGGAAGGGTATACGTGGCCCAGCCGCCGCTGTACCGCATCCGGGCAGGAAAGAAAGACTTCTGGGCCCTCGATGACACAGAGCGAGACGCAATCGTCGAATCCTCTACAGGCAAGGTAGAGATCAGCCGCTTCAAGGGTCTGGGAGAGATGCCCGCGAAGCTCCTCTACGAGACGACCATGAGTCGAGACCGGAGGCTGCTGCGGGTGGAGATCCCTGCAGGGCAGGAACTCACCACGGCAGCCCTGTTCCATGACTTGATGGGGAAGGACTCGGACATGAAGCTGCCCTACATCGAGGGCATAGTCTAAAACTCGAAGTCCATCAGAGCCCATAGGACGAGGAAAGCCACGCCTACGAATACCCACTCTACGGACGTGTCGATCCGTAGGAGATCTACAGCAGCGTGAGCCGGACCAGAAGGTATGACTCCACCCCAATGACTACAGCGGACCCAACACCCGCCGCTATCAGGATCATAGTGGTCTTCCGCACGTCCTTCCTGAGGTACTTGTTCTCGATGCTGAGCCGCTCGATGGTGTTGCCGGCTGTCAGCAGCTCCGCGACCTGATCATCGATCAGCGCAGCATCCTCTGAGGCGTTTGCTTTCAGATCAGCCACGGTGCGATGAGCATCAACCACCAGAGCCTTGGCCTCATCGAGTGAGGTCTTGAAGCCAGCTGCCTCCCCTTCGGGGGAGGGCTTCAAGAGCTGAGCGTTCTTCAAGGCAGTGTCGAACCTCTCCTCCGGGAGGAGGTAGTACTGGCCCTCGAGGCGGTAGCCCTTCGAGGCGATGGTGATGCGCGCATCCACAGGCATCGGAAGGATGGGTCGCTTTTCTACCGGTTCTTGGGCATGACCGACAGAAAGAAGGGCAGAAAGAAGGAACGTAGCGATCATGGCCATTCCTTACAGAAGGTCGTTACCGAGGTTGGCCTTCTCGTCCGGAGTGAGAGCTGCGATGTCCTCCGTGACGGCCTCAGAGTCCGGAAGCCGCTCGAGCCGATCCTCCTGGTCTTGAACCTCAACATCGGCCCTTGCCAGAGCCTCATCCCGTTCCTGACGACGACGGGAAGCACGCCGTACGACCTCGGCAGCAGCCACACCACCGCCAACCCCAACACCTGCCGCCGATTCCGTGTCCCCACTCATGAGGAACCAGGCTGTAATGGCCAAAACTGCCACCGCGATGAGGCCGGCGATGACAAGGAGCTGTTGCTTCGTCAAGGAGTTCACGGGAACCTCGTCAGAGAATAGGCCAGAGTTTGGAGGGGGTCAGGTTCTGGAAAAGCGTGGTCGGCGGACTTTGCAGTGTCAAGACAGCGTATCGTGCTACAGAGAATAAGCTCTCAAAACCGACACACTTTCGACGCAGAGTTGGAGTCTATGTCCGAGCAAGTAGTATCTCCTACTCCTAACGATGTTGTGCGTCTGCTGGGGAAGAATCCTGATCTTACTCTCCCCTGGTCTCACATCGGGATGGTACGAGACGGGGAACTTGCGCTCCTCGGGAAGCGATCTGCGGTGTACACCGTGAACACACGCACGGAGTGCCTCCTCGTGGGGTGGACAGGAGACGCCGAGAAGAGGATTCGGTGTTTTATCGCTGTTCTTTACAGCGGCGGAGCTGGGATTCGGATGCCCAAGGCAGCGGCAATCCGAAAGGCAGGGATCTCGCCCACAGATCTGATCTTCGAGGTGTACTTCTCGGAGAGCAGTGCTTCGGAGGCGTACCGGGTAAGGACGCATCTCCGACCAAGATTCAATCATCGTCTGGCATCAGCAGAGCCAGTAGAAGCAGTACCTGATTCGGGAGAGGCTCCAGACATCCTCTCCCTTCTGAACAACATACGGAGCAAGAGATGAAAGAAACGCCCGACTACTACGCCGGTACACGGCGAAAAGGGCTTCACTACTACGAGGGCCACCTGGCCCTGTTGGAGTGCGAGGAGGAAGCGCTTCTCGCAGACCTCCCGCCTCAGGGAAGGGCAGTGATCTTCCAGGGGGAGCTGTGCTGGGCACGACCCTCTCCAGAGCCCGAGAGCACCGAGGTCGTGATCCACGGTCCTCGTGACGTGTCGCGGTTCAACAAGGGCACCGCTCGTGCAGTGCCTGTGAACTTGATGGAGTACGAGCAGCTGCCGAAGGACGACTCCATGCTGGCATTGCTGCACCAAATCGGTGGCCGCACACTCGAACATACGGCAGACCCGTTGGCGATGGCACAGATCCTCGATCTGGTCGAGGCGGCCATCATGGTACGTCAGCGAGAGCGGGAGCTGGCGGGGGAGTGAGCCCGGAGGGGCCTTCCTCTTAGCCCTCAGTACTGGAAGACGGTAGAATAGGAACACGGAGCAGACATGCCACGCAGGGTCAAAACCACCTCCGCGAAGATCGGCAACACGCCTGCCGGACGGCGAGTACTGTCTGACGTCTCTGACACTACGAGCTCTCCGACCCTCAAGGGCCAGGGCTACCAGATCGAGCAGAACGAGCTTGCTCATCTCCTGTTCAACGTGAGCGGGACGAACCCCGTCTTCCGCATTCGCTACTGGCTCTACAGCATCATCAGCGGGAAGTGGCACAAGGGCCGCCAGGTCGTTGTCCAGACCAGTGACCTGGTCACGCTTGAGCTTCAGGGCATGGACCGCATCTTCCTGCAGGTCGAGGCCACACCTTCGGGCGTGAATCCCAAGCTGGATGCCTGGATCGCCCTCGTGAGGCCGGTGTGACCCAGAGGCTCATCCATCATCGGCATCCTGGGGAATACCTCCAGAATCCTGTCGCGGACATCGCCGAGCTTCGGCTTGTCCCTGCGGGAGATGCAGAGCATGGGGCCGTCATCCTCGTACAGGGCCAAGAGTCCTTGTACTGGTACGACCATGCCTCCACGGATCCCGAGAACCTTCCGGATCTGGTCCTGCCTACGGGCGGTGTTGGGGCTTGGAAGGTCGTCGCAGGAGGTGGGGCTGGTGGAGGGGTCAGCGATCATCAAGCCCTGAACAACCTCCAAGGCGGCACAGCCTCCGAGAGGTACCACCTCACGGCAGCAGAGGCTGCTGCTGCCGCGCTGGGCTACCGTGCACGCTTCTCTCAGGAGAGAGTGCTCGACGACGGCTCAACGCAGACCATCGCCTCGGACGAAGAGCTCATCATCGAGGAGCTGGACGTCGTTGATGGGGTGCTCGACGTCCTCGGTGCTGTACGGACACTCCCGCCTGAGGGCTACTGGCGGAAGGCATGGAGCCAGCGGACCAAGATCTACGAAGGTGAGAATGCCTCCATTGGTCCCAACGAGCAGCTCATCATCTTCAACATGCTGGATGTTGAAGGCGACATGGATGTCCGTGGTGACCTCATCATCACGGGAGAGTCGGGTGTCGTAGCGGAGCCGAAGACGGTCTTAGTAGGGGCTGCACAGTTCCGAGCAGTGGACGGTGACACCTGGTTCGAGTTCTACGACGATGTGGCGAACCTGGACATCTTGGAGCGCGCATCTGGTGAAGCCGGTGTTGGCTTGAGTGTCGTAGACCTGCCTCTCGAGGCGGGGAACACCACAATCGGTGTGCGGCCGCTCTCCTTCACGGTGATGTACGCCGTCGAGGATGCTGTCGCGAACGATGTGACTGGCACTCTCCTGCGCGTGAAGCCTACAGGTAGTGACACGACAGGCAGTGCCGCGATCCCACTGGCTACGAGCCTGAGCTCAGGGCAGACCTTCGCAGCTGCGCACGACACGGCGGCAGAGCGTGGGGCCATCGAGAGTCACGCTGTGAAGCACACGCTCATCTCTCCTCCGGTCATGTCTTCGAAGGAAGGGATGCGGATCCGGGTCGATGCTGATGTTCAGGCTCTGACCACCTTCAAGGTCTACGGTGCGTACCTGGACTACGAGGAGCTGGTATGGCGTTGAACCTCCTTAAGCGCCAGGGACCTCCTCTCGTAAAGGAGGTCACAGCATCGATGTCGCCCTACGACGTGAAGGCGCGCGATGCTCAAATCGTATGTGACCTCTCTACCGGGGCCATCACGATCAGGTTCTCGGCCACAGCGAAGCGTGGTTCAGAGCACGAAGTGAAGGGTCGCGGACCTGCCGGCAGCAACGTGGTGACAGCAGAGTTCCCGGGTTCGAGCGTGGACGGTGAAGCCGACTACGAGATCGGGAACGACGAGTCCGTACGGTTCACGAAACGGATCGTCAGCTACGCCGCATCGTAGGTTAATGCCCATGAACGGGGGCAGCACCTCGTCACCACGGCGAGGCCCCGAGGCTCTCACCTTTTCGAGGGTGGGGGCCGTTCCTCTTTATGGGGGGGTGTGGCATGCAAAAGGACTTCGTCTTCAACGCAGACGATATCGAGAACGAGGGTGCTGTGGCGATGGCTCTGGCCATCGGCAACAAGGCCTTAGACCGGATGAACATCAAGGTGACCATCTCCTGTTCCAGGATGATGCACCATCTCGACGGAAGTATCTCTGTCGGCAGGGTGCGTGTAGATCGGCTGGAGCTGGGTATTGGCCGCCGCCGAGGGATCCACATCTTCGCGGCTGAGACGGTCATGGAAGAGGCAAAAGAGCCTGCCGGATGACTTGCACCGCTCTCGCGGTTATACTTTCGGTGCTGCCCTCGTGACCTCAACTGCGCAATCGCAGGAGTTCCACTGTGGCATACGGTTCATTTCCCAAGGGCCAAGGGGCCCTTCGTGCGCTGAAGAAGCTCGGTGCTGGCAACAGCGCGATCGAGCTGATCGCCCTCGATGCGAGCGGGATGGCAGGGTACCATTCCCTCAGCGCGTACGCTCGCGACACCCTCTTCGACCTCGCCAACGCGGCGGCTGCGGCCTCCGAGATCGGCGTCGGTACCGAGGACAGCCCGCAGTTCACGGGCATCGAGCTCGGTCACGCGACCGACACGACCATCGCCCGCGTCAGCGCGGGTCGGGTGTCCGTCGAGGGCAGCAACGTGCTGATGGCTTCCGACCGCGGCGACGCCGGGGCAGACGGAGTCCAGGCCTGGGACGCAGACCTGGATGCACTGGCCGCGCTGGACGCGACGGCTGGCTACCTGGTCAAGACCGGCGCGGGTGCCTTCGCTCGCCGGACCCTGACGGGTACCGCGAACCAGGTCTCCGTGACCAACGGTGACGGCACGACCGGGAACCCGGTGCTGAGTACCCCGCAGGACATCAACACCACCGCGTCGGTGACCTTCGACACCCTGGCCCTCGGCGGCGTGGCGGGCTCGACCCAGCTGGACGTCCAGAACGGCAACGCACGGATCGGCGGCGACCTCACCATCGTGGGTCAGATCTTCGCGCAGGGCCTGACCAACATCGACACCGAGACGGTCCTGGTCGAAGACAACTACATCGACCTCAACAACGGCTACACCTCGGACGCGGCCGTCACGGGTGGCCTCACAGTCCGGTTCGACCCGACTACCGTGCAGCAGAACGTCCATGCCGACGGTATCTTCACCGGTCTCGGTGAAGTCGACGGTTACGTGACCGTGACCGACGCCTCGGTCTTCTCGGTCGGTGACATCGTCGCCCTCGACGGCACCAACGGCGCGAACGATGGCCTCTGTGAGGTCGCCAGCACCGACACCGGCTCCACTCCGGAGAAGGTGTACCTCGCCTCTGCCCCGGCAGCGGGCGCAGGCTCTCCGGCCCACCTCTTCTGCCGCGACACCTTCACCACGTCGGCTGGCGCGGCTGGCACGATCACGAAGGTCGAGGTGGCAGTCATGCAGGTGGCCACGGATGGCTTCTGGCAGGCCGGCAAGGGTTCCACAGCGGCGGCGATCACCTCCTCGCTGGGCGACATCCTCTACGGTACTCCGGCGGCCGGCCTGACCAACACCAACGGCGTCCTGGGCATCACCTGGGGCACGCCCGACACCTCTCTGAGCGCCACCACGGCCGACGGGCAGGGTACGGCGGACACGTTCGCCCGCTCCGATCACAGCCACGACATCCTCGCGGACACCGCGCCGTCTCCGGATGCCGCAGTCGCAGTGACGGGTGTCTCGGCACATCTGGCTCGTGCGGACCACGTCCACAGCACCGTTCCGACGAGCGACACCGAGGCCCATGGCGCGGTGGGTGGCAACCGCTGGAACTACTTCGGGACCGACGTCGACTTCGATGGCATCTTCAAGGCCACTGGTGCCGAGGTCCGGACCTTCACGAACCACGGTACGGATGCGAACTACACCGTGTTGGCGACGGACCGCAACGTCCACTTCACGGCCACCCTGACGGCGGCCCGTGACTGCCAGTTCGAGGCGGCTCCGGCGACCGGGCGCATCCTCACGGTGAAGCACGACACCGATGCGGCCTTCGACGTGCAGGTGAAGCCGGGCTCCGGTGGGAACATCGACGGGTTGGGCGAGGACATCGCCTATGACCTCGCGGCCCGCGAGTCGGCGACGTTCATCCACAAGGGCTCGGACATCTGGTCGGTGTACTAAGCCGACTACCCGGCGAGGTATGGTAGGGGTGGGTCGAGAGGCCCACCCCTTCTTCGTTATGGAAAGCCCATGTCACACAAATGGTCGGTCTGTACACAGCTGGATGACCAGGAAAAGAGCTTCGGCTGGGATGTGTGGCAGACAAACGGCTCAAAGGGCACGCTGTTTGTCCAAGGGCAGGCCCATCTGAGATCCCAGCGGAACAACCCCGCAGTCGTCTACATCGACATCGAAACCGGATCGGGTCAGAGACATAAGACCCTGACAATATGTGTTGAAGGGCAAGGCTCTCCTATGGAAGCACACATCCCCTTCGGATTCATGGTGCCAAAAGGAGGGCAGTACTGCTTCCGTAAAAGGTGGTGCGCCAGGGACCTCCGAAGAGCTCGCCGTCATCATGCACGCGATCTTCAAGTAGAAAGGTAGACCACTTCCGGGGAGTAGTAGCAGTCTCCCACCCGGACGATGAAGCCCTTCGAAGAAGGCGACCTGTACTTGATGAACTTGTCGCGGGCTCCGCTCTTCCTCAGAGCCACAAAGCGATTGCGTTCTACGCCAGAGGTCCAGTAGACCAAACGGTTCACATCTACACGGCGTGTAGCTGAGTGTTGCCGTCCCAGGTAGACCAAAGTCCCTACGATAGACGCACCCTTGTAGTCGAACTCAACCTGGTCTCCAACCGAGACCAGACCGGACTCAGGTGTCGGACGGCTCATCGTCGACATCCTCGTCGGGCTCCAGCTCATCCTCCAGGCAGTCGTCGAGCACGGCCTTGACATCATCGGCCTGGCTCGTGACGTGCTTCGCCATCTCTCCGTGCAACTGCATCATCAGATGCGGAACCTGAACAGCATGCCGGAAGATCATCCAGGTGATGCCGCTCATGTTCACACAGGCGGCGATCATCTCAGCCGTCTGTCCATCCTCGGCCTCGTTGCCGACGGTGACAACACGTTCGCCATGGGCATCAGCGACGTGGAAGAATCCATCCTTCGCCTTCACGGCGGTCCAGGGAAGCTGATGCTTCATCACTCACTCCAGGGGCAGCAGTTCAGTTTGTGAGTACACGCTTCATAGCTTGAAGGAGGACCGTCCACAAGGGCGAGGGGATATGGAGGCGGTATGCGTTAAACTGCTCTGGAGTCCCTGCCTTTGAGAGGTCCCGATGCCCGGCGTCATCCGCGTTGATCAGCTCGCCCAACGGCTGGGCTCTGCTCCTGCTACCCCGCCTGCTGGTCAGGCGTACTGGTACACGAAGACGGACCGTCTTCCGTACTTCCTCGACGAGACTGGAACGGAGTACGCCTTCCAGCTGGAAGGCGTGCCCCAGAGCGACAAGCTCCTCGACGACGACGACGCCGATGCGTGGCGTGTTCGTGAGGGGACGAACGACTACCTGGTCTTCACGACCTCGAACGGTTCGGAGCTCATGCAGGTGGGCTCCGCCACCGTCACCGCGCTCCGTCTGGAGCTGTACAGCGGTACTGGTGGCACCAGGTCGGTGACGACCGGGGTGCACCACATCGACGCGGTGGGCAACGTCGAGATCAACTCCTCGGCGGAGATCCTGCTCGGCAATGACAACGTCGACCAGGACATCGGCATCGGTACTGGTGGAGATCGTACGGTCACAGTCGGCAAGGTCGCGACCTCAGCCGTGGTGGCGGACACCTCTACCGGAGATTTGAGTCTGCTGTCCTCGGACAATGGCCTGTGGACCATCGCCGACAACAAGGTCGCTGCCTGGAAGGTCGCCGAAGGTGCCAACGCCTACTTCGCGGTCTCTACGGTCAACACGTCCGAGGTCGTCTCCTTCGGCAACACCACCACCAACCCTGCCTTCAACTTCCTTGGGAGTGGTGCGACAACCTTCTCCGGCTCAGTGGATGTCGACGGTGTGCTCTCCGTCACGGATGGAGGCTCATACTCGCAGGTGGGCGGTGGGTTCGCCTACAACGCTCCGACCGATGACTTCTCGGTCACCTGTTCTCAGTTCATCGTGGACTCTGCAGTGGCCGATGCGGCCGCCGTACGGCTCTATGCTTCACATGCTGATGGCGGCATCGACATCGATGCGGGTACGGCCGGCATCGCGGTGGACAGCACCGGAGCCATCGTTTTCACAGGGCCGGACAACACGGTCGACTTCTTCGTCATCCGTCAGGGTCTGAACAAGTACGTCAGCACGACTTCGACCAACGGGGCCGAAGAGGTCAACATCCACAAGAAGGCCAAGTGCCTGGGCGATGTGGAGATCACTGGTTCTGCGACGACGAAGGACGGCATCATTGGCGGGACCGACCTGAAGATCGGTGGCCGTGCGTTCTCCAACGTGGCGGAGTCGAACACAGTCACGGACGAAGCCGCTGAGACCGACTTCGATCAGCAGTACACTGTCCCGGCGAACACCTTGAAGCCGGGACGCGCACTTCGGATCCATGCAGCTGTAGGCGACATCCTGGTGAAGGACGGCGGCGACACCCTCGAGTTGAAGGTGTATCTGAACGGCCACCTCCTCACGACCCGCTCCGAGACGATCTCCAACGACCTGGCAGTGGGCATCTTCGAGCTCCGCTGTCTCATATACGGAGCTGGCACGGACAGCAGCCGGACGGCCATCGTCTCTGGGAGCAGCTGCTTGGGAGACCGTGGTGATCTGGGAGGTCCCGGAGCGACCATGGGTGCGGAGTACAAGAGCCTCGCAGGGGTTGACACCACGGCTGCCATGGTCGTCAAGGTCTCTGCCGACTGGGGTACCGCGCACACCGACAACGCGGCCAGCCTGAATGCCCTCATCGTCCACACCGAGTAGCGCTCCGAGCGCACCTCACCCTTCCTTCGATGATCTCCGCAGCGAGCCTCTGGAGAGTACCGAGGGGATGATGTGGACGCCTGAGGCGGCTCAGCGGGCTCCTATCGACGAGCTGGACAAGAACGACAAGCCGCCATGGATGTCCAAGAAGTGGACGTCCTTCATGGTGGTCTTCCTGGTCTTGGCCTACCTGTTGAATAAGACCATCGAGGCGGACCAGCGGCCGCTTGCCCTATCCCTCATCGTCCTCGAGGGCTGGCTCGCCACAGGCTACCTTCTTGGAGTATGGGCTCTCGACAAGTACGGGTCTTCAGTGACGAAGATCACAGAGAAGGTCGCTGGAGCTATGGCAGAGGTAAAGAAGCATGCCCCGTGAGACAGTTCCGCACCTCGACGATGCGAAGCTCGCTCTACGAGCGGAGCTCGAAGATGTTCTACTCGCCTATGAATCCATCATCTTCGTGAGTGTTGGGTTCAGCTCGAACACGGACACTGTGTTGCTTACCCTCGGAACAGACAACATGAGTCTGTGCAAGGCCCAGCTCATCACCATCGTGCCCTACATCGAAGAGCGGATGAAGGGGATTGGTCCTGTCGAGCTTCACATCGTGAAGGGGAAGATCAAGGGCTAAGAGAACAGCCCCGCCGTGGGCTGCCTCTATCTCTACGCCTCGGCGGGCTGCCCCATCGAGAAGCTCCCGACTACGCGGTACTCCACGTGGCCGGATGCGGTGAGGGTCGCAAGGAGCAGGACAGCCCGCTCCTTTGCCCAGCCGATAAGCCTGACCCCCGGGATCACTCCGTCTCGTCCTCGGAGCTGTCCTTGTCCTTCTTCTCGGTTCGAATCCATTCGATCACATCCGTCTTGATCTCTTCCTGAGACAGTGTACCATCGACCCAGCGAAGGGCCATAGCGACGCCATGCGCGTTGCCGTACTTGGGGTCACCAGCCAGCGACTCGGCGTACGCCTGCATGTCAGCCCTGGCCTTGGCAGAGGGCCGAGAGACTCGGTCGGGATCGCCAGCATGCTTGGCATCCTCGAACTTGATGAGCTTCTCGTTGTTCAGGCGAGCCTTGCGGATGCGCTTGAGCTGGTCCTCTTCATTGAGGTTCTTGGCCAGCTCACAGGCCGTGGTGAAGGACATCAGCCCCTCACGGTAGGCCTTCTTGAGGCCATCGGAAGCCTTCCGGTGGAAGGAGATCCGTGCCGACACCCACGCCGGCGACTTGTGGATCTTCTTGGCCAGGTCGTCCTGGGTGTAGCCGGTCTCTACGAGCCGGTAGAGCCATGCCGCGGTGTCGACGGCATCGACCTCAGCCCGCTCGATGTTCTCCACACCGTTGACGAGCTCTGCCTCCTCGAGGGAGCCCTCGAACACTCGGACATCGATCTCGCCGTTGTTCCAGTCCTGGTCGATGTTCGTCTGGATGTAGGCGATGGCCCGCAGACGACGAGAGCCGCAGACCAGCTCCCAGATCTCATCGCCCTTGGCGTCTTCGGCCTCCATGACGATGACGGGAACGAGGAGTCCCTGGTTGTAGATGGACTCGGCAAGTTCACGGATGGCCTCATCGCTGTAGACCGTCCGAATGTTGGTGATGTTAACACCGACCTTGATCTGGTCGATGGGGAGGACCTGGACGGTCCCTTCCTCGTATGCGCTCATGTAGAGCCTCTCAGAAAGATGTGAAGATGAGGTCCGCCTTCGGAGACCTGTCATCTGAGTTTCTGTTGATGGAGTTCACGCGGCGACTCTCCCGCATGGCGAAGCCTTGCTCACCATAGATCTCACGCGTGAACTCAGTGTCGGAGTTCGAAGCCACTACCAGGGCTTCGTCATCAGCAACTGCTCCCAAGCCAGTAGCCAGGAACCGTTGCTCTTCCTCTCCGAACGACCCTGCCGAGTACATCTGAGACGAAGTCCCGTAGTACGGAGGATCGGCATAGACCAAGTCCCCGTCTTCTACGAGAACAAGGCTGTCTTCGAAGGAGCTATGGCGGAGCTCTGCACACTGCAGGGCCTCCGCACACTTCCGTAGCTCCTCCACATAGATGATTCCCGCCCCCAGCTCTCGATGGGGTGGGCCCGCGAAGGGTGTGTTGAAATCCCCACGGGAGTTCTCTCGGTAGAGGCCGTTGTACCCTGCACGGTTCAGGTAGATGAACACTGCAGCGAACTCGGTGTCCGACCAGGCCATCGGCATCTGGTTGAACCGTGCCCGCATGACCCGGAACTGCCGGGCACTGTCTGACGAGGCCAGCCCTGTCAGGACCTTCGTGACCTCATCGACGTTGTCCCGAACGCCTCGGTACATCCGGATGAGCTTGGCATTGCCATCCGAGAGCACGGCATGTGTGATGGCTCCCTGCTCTTGGAGAGCAAAGAAGACAGCCCCTCCTCCTACGAAAGGCTCATGGTAGGTGTCGAACCCTCCCGCCGTGCCTTCGCGGATCACGGGAAGGAGGTACTTCAAGGCCCGCGCTTTTCCGCCGGGCCACTTTACGATCGGCATGGGCTAACTCCTGGTGCCCGTCCATCAGCCTTGTGACGGAAAATCTCAGAGAGTGAAGCAGTAGCCGTACTTCACACCTTCGGGCGACTTAGTCGAGAACGCCACCACGTGCTTCTTGCCCTGAAGCTCTACATCTACCGACGAGAGAGCCGGGATGTGCTTCTTCAACACCTCCTCCACACGAGTACCTACCGGTACGTCAAAGGCGATGAGGAACCTCCACTCCACGTTGTACTCGTCGAGCGCCCGCTGACAGCGCTCTCGCAGATAGTCGATGTCGATGTAGGAAGCAGTAAACACACGACCAGCACGTGGTGCAAATCGATGCGCTACCGAAATCACCTGACCGCTCATCCCATACCCCGCAAGGATAGGTACCTTTTCACCTCATCCTCTGTCCAAGAAGCCAGAAGGCATTCCGCCATCACCACATCGTCGATATGATCCAGGATCTTGGGGTCCAGGATGGTAATCTCCCCGGTCCGTCTACGAAGCACAACAAACGCCCCCGATCTCTTCAGGGACGTCGCCATCACCTCACCCATGTACCGATGAGCCTCCTCGGCAGACATCTGTGCCGGAGGAAGGATTGGGGGTATTTCCTGTGATCCTTCTGCCATGATCCAGTCATACCAGGGTGTGAGTACAAACGCAAACCCCTGTGCAGATGCGGCACAAGAAGCATGGTTAGCTATGGAGTTACCCATGAAGAAAACTACACTGGGCGGGACGGATATCCGGCGTACGGAGACGTCCAAGCTCAAGGCGAGGGAGTTCCCGGAGTACCGGGACGTCGGGACGATTCAGCTTCTGGAGAAGCTGTCGTTCGGGCATCCGCTCATCCTGAAAGGGCCCAAAGGAGCGGGGAAGACAATGGGCGTGGAGCAGTGGGCCTTCGGCCGGGGTCTGCCGTTCCTGCGGAAGAGCTGCACTGGGAAGACGTCCGACCGCCACCTGACGGGCGGCTTCGTGTTCAAGAGCCTCGAGGAGTCATACTTCGTGCTGGGAGTCCTCTCTCAGGCCATCGACGTGGCGAACGAGGCGGGTGCGTGTGTACTGGTGCTGGAGGAGATCAACGCACTGGATGAGGAGGCACAGAAGGTCCTGAACTCTCTGGCGGACTTCCGCCAAGAGGTGGACATCCACCACATCGGCCGCGTGTATCGACTCAACGGCGAGGTGCTGTGCCCTGGCAACGGTGAGATCGTCAGCCTGGAACCATCGGACGAGTACACCACGGAGGTGGCCATCGGCATCGGCAATGAGGTGTGGGTCCGTGAGGTCCCGACTCGCAACCTCTCGAAGGGTTTGCAGGAGGGAGACACTGTGCGTGAGGGTGTGGTAATCGCCTTCGCATGTAGCCTGTGGGTCGTGGGAACGATGAACCCTGACTACGGCGGAACGTACAGCTTGAACGAGGACTTCCGGAGCCGGTTCCAGTTCGTGCAGATGGACTTCATGCCGGAGGCAGACGAGCGGGCCATCCTCCTCGATCACATGCCTGACCAGTCGGCGGAGTCGAAGCAGTTCGTTCGGGGTCTGCAGGCCCTCTCGAAGGAGACACGGGGCGGGAAGTACGGCTACGCCCTGAGCACTCGGGACCTGATCCAGTGTGCGGACTCCTTCTGTCGTCTGGGAGACCGTGCACAGGCTCTGAAGCTGCTGGAAGGGAAGTTCGATGGCCGCTACGTGGCCGACTTCCGAGCACGCGTGCGGAGCGGATTCCGCCCGGCCATCGACCTCACCAAGGTGAAGCTCCTGTGACCAGGCCGCCGCTGGATTTGGGACCCATGGGGGGTCCCAAGGAGTACCGCCTGGCCCGTATGAAGGCTCTGGTAAAGGCCTTCGAGGGTATGCTCGGCAAGGTCATAGAGCTGAAGAACACAGAGCAGGGTGGCTACACCGACTGCACGACGGCCATTTGGGTCAACGAGGACTCGGAAGAGTCATACGTCATCACGGAGCACGAGCTCTCGCACTGGCTCTTCGAGACGGATGTACATCTGACGAACGTGTTCATCGACACGTTCGTGAGTCGCCTCATGAACCGGGCAGGGGTGAAGCCTGGTACAGTCAACCCCTTCGAGACGCATCTCAAGAAGATCTGCTTTGACCTGTGGAACATGCTCGAAGACCACAGGGTGTGCAGTCTATGGGGTGAGCTCTACCCTGGAGGTGCCGACCTTCTGATGCAGCTGAGTCACGACATCTGCAAGTACGAGGCGAATCCCAGGGCGAAGGTCGCCAACATCCTCGACTTCCTTTGCAGTGAGGCCAACGGTGTCCCTGTCCCTGAAGCTCCGGCCAACTTCCAGGCATGTGTACAGCCCCTGCAGACGGCTCTTGGACTCATAGAGCTGGTGGATGCTGTGGCTGGCCTGGCAATCACTGGCCAGCTCATCGACGACATCGCTGATGAGCTCATAAAGTTCATGCCTCCGCCTCCGAAGCCTCCCTCTTCCGGAAGGAAGCCTCAAGGTGCAAAGCAGAAACGACAACAGGCGAAGAAGAAACGGGAGGAGGAAGCCAAGAAAAAGATGCAATCCTTGTGCGATGCCGTCCCTCGTAGAGGTCCACACAAGGACTCAGCTCCTCAGTCGCCCATCGGGAAGAAGGATGTCACACTTCCTGAAGGGCAACGGCCGAAGTCGAAGCACGGCCTGGGGAGTGTGAAGAAGGTGATGAAGGCTTCCAAGGATAAGCCGGAGGCCGGAGGACCATCACCTTTTGAGCAGATCCTCGAGGCAGGTCGCAAAGCGATGGCCCAGCGGATCGAACAGGCTCAGCAGGCTGCACTTCTCAACAAGGATGCGCCAGAACAAGAGCAGAAGAACCTGCTCATGGGCTCTGCACAGCTCAGCGGGATCCCTACGGTCTTCGTCCAGCCTGTGAAGCCGTTGCCGGAGACCACTGCCGCAGGAGAGGCATGTCGCAGGCACCTGTCCCAGCTCCGAATGAAGAAGAAATCGAGGATGTCCTTCGAAGGGGACCTTGATGCCGGAGCCCTACTGGATGCGATCGGTGCAGGAGACCTGGGTCGACCATTCTACGAAGAGGAGCTCCGTGTGGCGCAGTTCGAGCTTCTGTTCCTCTTCGACGTGAGCGGAAGCATGATCGGCTACGAGCTTCAGCTCGTGGAGCAGGCACTGGCCGATGCGGTCTACGCTGTCCGGGCCATCAAGAGCAAGGCCACAATGTGGGCCTTCTCGGACTGCATCTTCGCCTTCGAGGAGCTGGGCTCTCCCGTAGGAGCTTCGGGGCTCACCCATGGCGGTACGTCCATGGTACAGGCCCTGGAGGTCGCGCATGCGTGGGGCAAGGAGGCTCCCAGCCGTAGGGCCATCATCTTGATGACGGATGGTCTGCCGACCTCTTGCCGGGTTCGGAACAGTACAGGAGACGCTCTCCAGGATCTACAGGAAGAGATCCTCGGGGTCCAGAAGGACAAGATCCCTCTGGCGGTACTGGCCATCCGGCAGCGAAGCATGGAACCAGAGACGGCCCGAGAGCTATTCGACAGGGCCTTCCATCAACTCAACTACTCAATCCTCGGCACACTGGATGAGCTCGTAGTCGCACTACCCAATGCGGTACGGATCCTGGCCGAGGGTCATCTGAACAAGAGACGCACATGAAACCTACAGATCAGGCCGCATTCAACGCGGAATGGCAGGAGCTCCGCGAGCGGTATGGGCTGGAGACCTACACCCTCATCTACATCATGGAAGAGGGCGATGCCTTGAGCTTCGCCGTCAACCTCGTCACTACAGAGGAGCCGAAAGGTCTCTCTCGGGCGCGGATCTGTGTGGAGATGATCGGGCAAGGCCTTAGTGCCTTTGTCACTACCCTCTCGCAGCACTCTGGCCTCAACCTCCAGGCCGCCTCAGCCGCACTGAAGGAGATGGTGGAGCAGTCCAAGATCGAGATGGTGAACCAGGCGATGCGGCGGCGGCGGCAGATGCAGGCCGTCTCCCAGGGGCCCATCAACTGAAGCTCCTGGACCGTCACGCACGCTACCTCCGGAGGACGGCACGACGGCTATCCTCCAGAGGTAGGAAGATCTCGGACCAGGACGTGCTCCACATGCTCGTAGACTTGGCCATCAAGGATGAGGCGGTCTACGACGTGGAGAGTGGAGAACCTCTCAGTATGGAGAGGAGAGAGGTCGTACTGCAAGAGAGCGCGGAGCGGACGACGAAGCTGCGGCTTCAAGACTTGAAGGAGGCCTTCGGCGAGAAGCCTACTGACTCATCTTGAGTCGGTTGGCCTTGAAGGGATTGGTTCCTTCAGCCGGAGCCACCTTCGGGAGGCCAGGACCTCGGAGGGACGGGAGGCCTTTGACCTTCACTCCGCGTACGTTCTTCATGAGGCCAGGGGCCACGGAAGAAGGCAGTGCAGTGCCTCTCTTCTTTAGCTCTTGCTCTGCGAAGGCATCCATGGAGCCTTCCGGAGCCCATACCCCTGCCGCACGTGGTCGCTTCCACAAGAGCTTGAACATCTCCGACTTCAGTGCCGGATCCATACCGGGGGTGACATCGAACTGGCGGAAGTTGTCGTAGGGGACGTGTACCCGCTTGGGGGAACGCTTGAAGATCCCCAAGAGTTTCTTCCGAGGCTCCAGACGTGTCTCTCCGCCCGAGGTCGGGATGATGACCCGAACGCGACCTCCACTTTCGCGTACGGCCGTCATGTCGATGTCCTCGACCGCCTTCCCCTTCTGGTAGGCGATGAGCTCACGACCATCACCGTAGAACTCCCACCCTTTGCCTGGGTCCGAGGAGGCGAGCTTCGAGAGCTCGTGCACAAAGGAGGCGTTGAAGGGGATCACTTCCAACCTCCGTACTGGTAGCTGTGGCCTCCAGTGTTGATGCGCCGCTTCTGCTTCCGCATGCCAGAGGTCACCTGTTTGCGGTACCTCTTCTGCTTCCGAGAGATGGATGCCTTGTTCTTCTGACGGTACTGGCGGTTCTGCTGCAGGATCCGCTGACGGTTCTGCATGTAGTATCGATGCCGACGGTCCCGCTCCGACATCCTCGCCACCTTCAATAGCTCCTCGAGAAGTTCAGGGTCTGCCGAGGCAGTCTTCGGCGCAGGGATCTTCGGCTGTTGCGGGGCGATGGGCTTGGCCGAAGGGCGGGCGACGAATGCGGAAGTCCCGCCTCTTCCTGTGGGACTCGCTACTGAGCCACGCACATTGGCCTGTGCAGTTCCCTGCATGCTTCTACGAGCGAACCCTTGGTCTGCAGAAGTACGCAGGCCAGTGGCTACCTGACCCTGTGTTGCACGGCCCTGAGCCTGCGTCAGAGGGTTGTGAACCTTCCGCAGGGTCTTGATGGCTTGGGGAGCCATAGGCGTAGCAACGGACGGGAAGATGCCCTGCTTCACGTGCTCTGCGAAGCTCTGGAACTCAGGCAGAGAGGTCATACCTCCTCCCTATCCCGAGAAGACTCAGCCTACCGATCAGAGCCCGGAGACCAGGCCCACGACCTTGGTAGCGACAGGGATCATCCGCTCGAACTGGACACCGACGGATTCCTGAAGGACCGCACCCATCGCGTCCGTCGCGAGGTTGTGGTTCGGCACCATGGCCGCCTCGAAGTAGTTGGCTCCGAGGGTGTCCTTGTTGTTGTCCTTGAGCATCATCATCAGACCGACCGGCTGCTTGAACAGGTCCGAGGCCAGGTTGAGGAAGACGTTCTCGTAGCCCGGCGGGATGATGACATCGTGCGGGTTCGCGACGGTCGCTGCACCCAGGTTTGGGAACACCGAAGCGACGACGGTCGGTGGGACCAGGTCCTGGTAGTACGCCCACAGGACACGGAGTAGGCTGGGTCCGTGGTACATGATGCGAGACAGCGAGAGCTGTCCCATGACACGGCCCGGAATCCAGTAGCTCCGCTCTGAACCGATCTCCCACACGCGGGAGAGGTTCATGCTCTGGCCGAGAGCGATGTTCTGCAAGACCCCCAACGGGTACGCGATCTGGTCCGACGCGGAGGATCCCGCGGCCAGAGCGGCCGCCAGGAACGAAGGACCACCGACGTTCGCCAGACGCGGAGGACCAGCAGCGAGCAGGGTGTAGGCCGCGTTCATGTAGCGGCCGTCGACCATGCCTCCCTGGACGTGGCTGGTGTACGGGCTCCAGGTAGACAGAGTACTCATCTGGAGGTCCTCAGGTCAGAGGGATGGGGCGGGAGCAGTAGCCTCCTGCATCAGGCGGAGAACTGGACCAGGTGCTCGAGGATCAGGACGTCGTCGATCCACAGGCGAAGGTGGTGACACGCATCCGTGCCCAGAGCCGTCTGGTCCATGTCGAAGACGATCTGCGTGTCCGACCAAGAGGTGACACCGAAGCCCGCAGTGGAGCCGGAGAAGCTCTGAGAACCGATGTACATGACCGGGGTCGTACCCGGGTCAGCCACACCAGTGGTGTTGGTCACCGAGACCGTCTCGGCCGTGTCGATGAGGGCCGCACCGTCCGGAGACGTCGCCGTGATCATGTACTTGGCCATGGCATGCGCGGCGATCTCAGCGATGACCGCATCCGCATCCTCAGTCCCTGCGATTGAGATCGTGACGGTGCCGGCATCGACATCGGCACTCACGCCATTGTCCGAGAGGTCGATGGTGACCGTGATGGTCTGCTCGCCCGGGTAGTTCGCCACGAAGTCAAGCTGACCGGCAGAGTCCGAGGTGGAGCCTGAGGCTGTGTCCGCGTCGCCGACGAAGTTGGTACCGGTGATGACGAGACCCGTCGTCGCCGTCCCACCCAGCGAGAGATCGTCCAGGTTGAGATCGATGGACGTGACCGCTGGGTAGTTGCTGTCGGAGCGGGCCTCCAGTAGCTTCAGGGCCTCACCCAGCGAGTTGATGAGGTCGTCCTGACGTCGGTTGATGCGGGTGGCGAGGTTGTTCTTCCACCGGCGCACGAACCCCGTGACGTTCTGGAGGGCCTTGGCGTAGTTGGACATGAGTACTCCTCAGGAGCGTCAGGAGACGACGGTAATCGAGATCTTGTTGCAGGGGTACGAAGGCTGGGTCTCGACCTCTGCCAAGACCGTATCCGGCCGCTCCTCAGACTGCAGCAGCTCGGTGAGATCGGCCTTCTGAACCGCGCCCAACTGCTCCGCATAGTCGAGGAAGCCCTCGTTGGACATCGTGAGCTGGTCCAGGAAACCAGGAGTGATGACCGACCGACCGATGAACACCCGGTTGGTCTTCCGCAGGCCCTTGGAGAGCCAGTCGAGGGCACGGGTGATGGAGAACTCCATCGTCTCTACGGAGGTGTTGTCCGTAGACCGCTGATGCCGAGACACCGCCACACCCCCGAGGTTCACCATGACCCACCGGCCGCCATCGGCCATGGTGTCCATCTGATCCTCAGAGAAGGTGTCATCGGTGCCATACACCCGACCGATGCCGGCCAGAGGCATGTGCGTGAAGGGCTGCTGCGGAAGCTGCTCTGCAGCCATGCCCGCATACGCGGCGGACAGGTAGTAGCCAGGGATCTTGAAGGTCGTACCGTCGATGCTGGTCTCGACATCATCGCAGGCGATGTAGTAGATGCGGCGAGAGCCGTAGGGCTCTGCGGCATCTCCGACGGCCTGGGCGATGGCGTTGAGGTCCTTCACCGAGCTCCCGGCGATCAGGAGCTCTTCACCGCGGATGTAGAGAGTCCAATCCACGTTCTCGAGAGACTCGTCGAGGGTGGCCGTCGTGAAGAAGCCGTCCTCGTTCTCGTCGTCATCGAAGGAAGTCCGCAGGGTCAGGACCACGCCGTTGGCGATGGAGACGCTGTACCGGCGAAGCTCCGACGCGCCTGCATCGGTCACCACGATCTGAAGGAAGACCTGATCGTCGTAGGACAGGTCCGTCGGGTCCAGGCCGTTGGCGATGAGATCCGAGGCCGGGTTCACATCCAGGTTGAAGCTGTCGTCAGTGCCGTTGGTCTCGCCATCGGTGCCAGACGCTACCACGGTGTCCACGTCGCGGGTCGGAATCCCCGACCAGATGAACGCGATCCGCTCACCACGGTTCGTCGCCTTCGACATCGAACCGATGTGTGTACCGATCAAGCTCTGGATGTACGAGTCATCCGTGAGCGAAGCCAGACAGAAGACCTCGCGACTCTCCGCGAACTCCAGAGCCCGTGCCCAACCATCAAGGGTACCCATCGGAGCCGCAGCCGTCGCCTCGTCGACACCGAAACCAGTGACCGAGTTGGAGGGAGTGTTGGCCTTCGCCAAGAACATGCCCAGTGCGAGGGGGTTCTTGATCGAGATGGGACCGATGGCGGCTTCGATGTCCGAGGTGTTGTCGAACTCGAGAGCAGCCGGGGAGCTCGCCGACGGAGTCACATCCAGACGGAGAGCCTCGTACGCGATGTAGATGTCGGCGAGAGCAGACTCCAGGGAGTACGGGATCCCTGTACTCGTGCTTCGCAGGATGTTCGGGCCGAAGTACGCCACACCCGAGTCGTCCTGGTAGAAGTCCGGGTTCGGACGTCCAGCACCGGTGTCCGAAGCATCTTCGAGACCGAGCGTGTCGCTTCCATCGACCTCTTCGATGGTGATGGCCGAAGCCGCACCCTCGAGCAGGGAGGTCAGAGTGAGTGCGCTGGAGGTCTCGGAGGCCACATCGCCGGAGCCGTCCACCAGCTCGTTGATGTCGTCGATGGCATCGGCCAGCGAGTTGCTGGAGAAGATGATCTCGTAGACGTAGGGATTGTCATCGAGGGTGAACCCGAGAGTCGTTCCCTTGATGCCGTCCGCGCCGTCCGCGTCCGCGTTGTCAGCCGCCGTACCATCGTCCGTGGCACCGTTCGTGAGACCAACCGGAGTACCGGTATTGATCTCGATGCGGATGTTGGTCCCGCCTTCAACCGTACGGATCGAGATGGAGTCATCCGCGTTGGCCACGAACCACACAACCCGCTCACCGGAGTAGTCGGTGATGGCCGCCTCTGCGTTGAGCTTCTCCGCCAGATCGTCGACATCCACGGCCGTGAAGTTGACAGTCCCACCCAGAGACGTGCTTCCCGCACCTCCGATGTCGTAGTGATACTCGAAGTCCAGAGCGGTCCCGCCCCCGCCCCCTGTGAGGTCGAGAGGGAAGACCTGGGCCGAGCCATCCACCTGGGCCCACTCGCCACCGCCATCATCGAAGAAGCCGCAGTGGCGGAAGCCATCATCGCCGTCGATGGCCTGAATCTCGACGCTCACGTTGGCACCACCCTCGGTGGTGGTGAAGGTGATGGTCCCCGACGCATCGCCATCTCCGGAAGTAGACAGCGTGCCTACTGGGATGCCGTTGTCGGTAACGGTGCTCGTACCGTCTCCGCCCAAGGCACCCGAGATGGATGCGATGAGGGCTCCGAGCGTACCTGCGGTGAGGTCCACGCCCGTCGCGCTCAGGGTATGAGTCCCCTTCGAGTCCGTGACCACCATGTCCAGAGCCGAGCTGCCCTCGCTCTCGAGCGGAAGGGAGATGCGAGCACCCGTCACCGTCGCCTGTGTGGCGAACTCGACATCCGTGCCATCATCTTCCGTTGCAGCCGTTGTCGAGAAGCCCAGGACACCGTTGGCAGAACCTGTGCTCTTGATGGAGATGGCCTGATCGGCACCGGTCTTCGTGGTCTGAAGAACCAGGCGGAAGTCGCCGTGAGCCGACACCGTGAACTGGTCGAACTCGTCCGCATCGCCCAGCTCTGAAACCAGCTCCCCGATGTCAGTGAACGTAGAGGTGAACGTGTAGGTGACGGTATCGCCAGCCTCTCCATCCTCCGTCACGGCAAACTCGAGCGTGAGGCCTCCGGCAGAAAGGGGGAAGGAGATGTCGGAACCCGACACCACATAAGCGCTCCGCTCGTCCAGACCCGTCTCCGAGCCTGTGACCGATGCGGCCTCACCTTCGGGAGTGATCTCTCCGAAGACCAGACCATCCGCTACGAAGTAGGCGTACTTCGGAGCCCACGGAGTACCGTGTAGCAAGGTCGCCACCTCGATGGTGTCGTAGACACGCACCGTCGGCACACCATCATCATCGAAGGTGGAGTTGGTCGTGGAGAGCTTCCCGATCTTGAAGCGGGACTGCTCGACCTTGATGATCTCTCCATCACCGACCTGGACACCACTGGCCCAGAGCTGGTCGCCCGGCACAGAAGTCGTGGCGGCCTGCAGCGGCACATCCGCACTCGTTCCGGTGTAGACCAAGGCAGCTGCCTTGGCCGGGGAGAACGTGTCATCCTGGTCGATGAGACCACCCCACACCTCATCAGTGGTGCTGGGCGTCGTAGTTCCTGTGACCGGGAAGGTCGTGTCGGCACCGTCCTCGAAGTAGCCGCCGCGGAAGAACTCGATCCAAGGAGTGTAGGTGTCCCCGTCCTCGTCGTCCTGGCCGACGAAGCCTGAGCCCTCGACACGGTACTCCACCGTGTTGGTGAAGGTTGCCGTCTGGAAGAGGATGAGAGTTCCAGCGTTGTTGGCCTGGAGGGTGACCGAGGACACTGCCCCGTAGGTCTGCGAGGAGATCTGGAGGTAGGTATCGTCGATGAGCTCTGCGACGTCGGCACCGGCAGCGGTGTTGATCGCGTCCACGATCGCGTCCGCGGTCATCGAGCCTGAGAGCTCCACCTCGACAGGCACTGCGGTGGACGAACTCGTGTTCACCACGTCGAGGTAGAAGTTGAAGGCATCACCCGTAGAGGAGAAGGTGAGCCCGGCCGAGATGTCGAGCGTACTTCGGATGGCCGCACGCGTCGAGAGATTGGCGAGCTTGAGGAATGCAGAGCCCGTTGTGCCGTTGCTCCCGCGATCGAGCTTCGTCAGAGTACCGCCGAAGTAGAGGTACCCGTTGACCTCGCCCTCATCGACTTCAAGCTCGTCGATGTTGTCGCGTGGGTCCGGCAGGTCTGCCTGCGGGATCGCGAGAGACGCCTGGTTGTACTGCTCGGCAGAGTACTTCGCGTCGGAGTTCAGAGCACCGTCGCTGTCCAGGGCCTCGATGATCTGATGGCAAACGCCAACCACCAGCGGCACCAGATCGGGAGCCGCGACTACGGTGGAAGTCGACGCGATCTTCTGCTCGACCTCGACGCCTGGCCTGTTCTCCGAAGCCATACTGGACTCCTATTCGCTCGTGCTCTTTGAAGCTATCACGGCTTGAAGCCCCTCCACACCCTCAGCGACTGTAGAAGTCACCGTAGTGCCCACTCGGCGCACCAGAACGTCGGTAGTCGACATGGACAAGTGTACCCTCTTCAAGGTCTGCGGAGAAGGATACTCATAGTCCGATGCACGACGTTCCTTGGTGACCATCTCCAAGTCCATAGCCGAGGAGGGAGATTTCGGCTCGGTGGACCATGTCCATTGGAAGCTGTAAGGGATGTTCACCTGGACCATGACCAGTCCATGATGGTCACCGGGTACCAGCGCTCCTGGAGGGCTTGGTGAGTTTGCCGAAGGCGCGGGGCGTGCAATCTGGTGGAAGCCGCCACGACCTTCCAGGAGCCGCTGGTTGACCCGTGTTCCGTGGATCACCATGTGAGCAATCCACTGCGCGACCTGATCGTTCTCGGCCAGGCAGTACACGACCAGATGACCATTGATGAGGTCTGACCGTACCTGTCGCTCTGTGAGCGGCTGCAGGTACATCATGTTGTCGATGCCCAGGTTCGCGAACTGGTAAGGGCCCATCACGACAGTGATGGCCGGACGCTTCCCTACGACCTTCATGTCAAGAGGAGCTTCAGCCCTGATGACGATCTCCGTAGCGTCGAGATCCGGCTCCCAATGAAGGCAGCCTGTAGCGTTGAAGTTGAAAAGCCCTTGCAGGAACTGAACGTAGAGCCGCTGGGCATAGATGATCGGGTTGTCTTCCCGCTCAACGGAGATCTGACGGCGGCGTACCTTCACCTCACTCATGGACGCCTCCTACAAGCGCTTCAGCGCATAGATGTACGCCTCCGCGACACTCGCCACCTTCGGGCTTCCCTGCTCCTTCAAGCCTTGAAGACGCTTCAGCTCTTGAAGACGTGCCTGCTCTTCGGCAGTCCGCATCTTCCCCGCATACGAGGCAAGGGTTCCTGCCATCGTCGCTCCGGTGCCTGCCAGGCTGACGAAGGACTGCATGATTCGCTGCTGACGGGCAGGCGGGAGCTGCCTGAACTTACGGCCGAAGCGGGAGCGGGCATAGACATTGGCGAGGGCTCCTGCCGATGCGTACCCAAGAGCGTGAGCACCGGTCACACCCAGGATGTTCCCGGCCAGAGTCTTCCACGGAACCGTACTGAGGTCTCTGGTTTCCTGTCGCTGGGTCATCGGTGTCCGAACCTTCCGAGGAGGAAATCCATACCGTCGTCGAACGGTCCTTGCGTGATTGCTTCCACGTTGTGGGGATTGATGTAGTTCCGCCACCCTACAGTCTGTAGCGTCTCCGCATCGACCTTCAAAGGCACTGCATCCTCGATACTGCCTGGCTGTAGAAGCACAAGGGTGATTTCCTGCCGTACACGGACCCCAAGATGAGAGGTGCCTCCGATCTTGACAGCCTTCATACGTCGGTTCTTGTAGTCGATAAGAAGGTCATCGGGCTTCAGTTCCGGAGAAGCTGGACACCGAAGACGGAAGTGCTTCTGCGCATGGTGATCATGGAGCGTGATCTCTGATTGGAGCTCTGCCTCATCGATCTGTCCAAAGAACTGTACCGGGTAGTGGTACCCGCCGGAGAACCCTGTCTTGAAGCATGTAGGACACTGGTCATCACGACACTTCTGCATGACGTGATCCCAGCACTGAGGGCATCGCTGCCCAAAGGTTCGCCTGGGAAATGTCCAACAGGTACGGCCATTGAACTCCTGGAAGAGGAGAGTCTCGAGGCGGATGATCTCCTGCGCGATGAGCGGTGCCTGGCCCCACCTATCTACGGTCTCGGAGTACTCCACCTTGCCCGACATAGGGTGCCGGACCTTGATGCGGTAGAAGAGCGTCCGCATGCTGGAGATGAGTGGAACGTCGTTGTCCCGGAGATGGAACCGGTCGATGAGCGGTCCGGCAATCTCCTGGAAAGGTCCGGCCTCTGCCTCAGACCGTTCGACGTAGAACTCGTACTCTTGCAGGTCGGAGGTCGTTGGGGCGACCTCCCAGTACACGTCGTAGTACGACCTGCTGAAGCCGGTCACCCTCACGTTGCGAAGGGTGATCATGGGGTCACTTCAAGAGCTTCGGGCCGAACTTCGCACCGAGGTATGCCCCTGTCAGGAGGCCGGGCACAGAGCGGGCGGCGGCCATCGAGGCCGGGGACTTGGCCCCTTCGCGTTCCATGTCGGCCATGAGCCGATGGTACTTCTCCCGCATCTGATGCACGGCAGGAAGGCTCTGGGTCGACGGATCACTCATGAACTCATCGATCTGTGCGAGCTGATGCTCCCGCTCAAGCTGCGCCCGAGACCTCCCGGTACGGCCTGGACGGAAGTTGCGGTAGGACGAGAGGCCCATGCCGGTTCCGAGGAGGGCCGCACCTGTCAGGCCTCCCTTGAGCTTGGCCGACCCCTGCTTGTCCGAGAGAAGGAAGGAGCCGACTCCGCCTACGGCCGCCGTGCCGGCTACGCCACGAGTCAGGCCGCGTGCACGGTTCGCCGCCTCGATCTGCTGCTGGATCTCGGCCTTCGCTTTGGGAGTCTTTGCAGTCTGGAGCTTTGCACGGAGCTCCTCCATGCCGCGGTTGTCTCCTACGAGATCATCCACACGACGCCCCAGCCAGGAGTCTGCCTGGTTGGCACGATCTCCCATAGAAGGCTCAGCCTCACCCTTCGGCGTAGCACCTTCGGTCTTCGGCGTAGCACCTTCGGTCTTCGGCGTAGCACCTTCGGTCTTCGGCGTAGCACCTTCGGCCGGAGTCGTAGTCTCAGGAGTCTTCTGTGCCGACTGTTGCGTCGGAGTAGCAGGCTTCTGTCGGATCGTCTCTTGAATCGTCGGAGACCTCGTAGACTTCGCAGCCGGAGGCGGAGCCCCTGCAGGGGTTGTTGGCCGCGCCATGGAAGGGACCACCGCATCCGTACTCGGAGCGGCCTTACGAGACTGGACGGCCTGTACACGCTGCTTCAACCGAGCCGTGGCAGCCCGACTCCTCTCTGCCGAAGCGCCCTCCGCCTTTGCACGAGCTACAGCATTCTGCGACGGACCCTGCTTCTTGACATCATGCAACGTACGTCGTTGCGGCTTGGGAGCGGCAGCCGGCTGCTTCGCCGCGACTCGTGCCCTCACTCGTGCTGCGACTCGGTCTACATTGCGATGGGTTGAGATCGTGTGGGGAGTCAGGGCTGGTGCCTCTCTTGGGGCCGGAGCAGGAGCAGGAGCCGCTGGGGCAGGCCGAAGTGTGGGAGCAGACCGCGCACTACCACCAGCGGCCTGCTGCAAAGGCGTTTGTCCGACAGGACCCTTCGGCGGCGGAGCACCCCTGATCCCTGGCTGTGGTGGTACCGCTGGATGCGCCGGCACAGTGGCCCTCGCTCCACGGCCTCGACGCCCAGGAGGTCGTCGCGGCTTCCCAGACGGCCCTACAGGTGAGCGATTCGCAGCAGGCATCGAACGGATCGCAGGTACCTTCTTGGCACTTCCTGTCAATGCCTTGACACCACCTTCCGCCAACTCTTGGCCAACTCGCATGACGTTGGCCCACTTCTCCATCGCCTCATCGGCGACAAGAGTGTTGGCGAGCTTGCTACGGCCTGTGAGCTCCATCCACAGCTCTGCAGCCGCAGCCTGACGCTCGAAGGTGGTTGGGGCTTGCCAGTCCATCGAAACCTCAGAGCTCGGTCAGGTACAGGCCGGAGATCGTGAAGTACTCCGAGAACGCTCCGCCTCCGTCCATCGCCATCTCGATGTTCTGCGACGACTTGAAGGCGGCCTTCTTCTGTTCATAGCTCGCCTTCGCCATCGAGAGCCACTGCATGATCATCGGAGCCTTATCCGACACCGACACAGTCACTCCGTTGTCGGAGAATGAGAGCTGGTTCCGCATTTGAAGGAGAGCGATCCCCTCCAACAACGTAATGGTCGCACCCCGACACAGGAGATGTCGGGAAGGGAAGTTCATGATCGTGGTCGTGCCCAGGAAGGGCGGCGTAGAGTTCCAGTCGTCAAGGGCATCGATGAGAGCCCATGCGATCTGGCGAGGCGAACTCTCATAGCCTTGAATGAGACGATTCAGCTGTACGAAGTCCCGAAGGTACATCCGCACGTAGGCCACCATCTCGTTCATCCTGGCTGTGGCCGAAGGAATCGGAGTGGCAGACCAGATGCTGTCGTCTGCGATGGACATACGTCACCTACTCGGAAGCGGGAGCGGCCTCGGGAGCCTCCGACGCAGCGGCTTCAGCAGCAGCACGTGCCGCAGCCTCCTTCTGCTTCTTGATGACGAGGCGGGAGATTCGTGCGATGAGGGCCGGCTTCGAGAGCTGACGGCCGATGCCGATGCCCATCTCCTGACCCATCTGGGAGAGCTCAGAGAGCTTCAGGCCATTGAGATGCTCGCGGAGGCCTTCGAGGGTGGACACATCCACCGGCTCGGCGAGCTGCGCCGTGTTGCGAGCGATGGCCTTGAGAGCTCGCTGCGAAGTGGCCTTGAAGTACGACGGCAGTGCTCCGAACCAGAGCTGCGTACCATGAAGCCGCAGATGCTTCTGCTTGATGGCCGAGCGGTCGACCTGTGCCGACTTGCCAGGCCGGAGCTTCCGACCGCCGATGAGGATGGCCGCAGGACGGCAGTCCGTGTTGGAGCGGTCGGAGATGTTGTGGACCTGAATCATCAGTTCTCCAGTTCGACCAGGCGTTCCTCGGCCCGGCGCCGTTGCACAGGATCGAGCTCAGACGAAGCATAGGCCGTTCGAATGTCAGAGACGAGGGTGGCCTTGCTCTTCCCCTTGCCCTTGCCGCCGAGGATGGACAACACGCCTCGAAGATCCTCGTTGCGGAGAGACATGAGGAACTCTTCCTCCACAGGATCGGAAGGCTCTTCCTCCATCTCAGGCTCGAACAAGGATGCAGCCTCTTTCAAGCCATCCTCATCATCAGGCCCAAGGATTGTGACCCCATCTTCCAGGGCACCTGTGTCGAGGGGCAGGTTGTCCTCGGGATCGCACCGGGTGACTGACACTACCGGGGCGGGCTCAGAGACCAACTGCTCCTTCACCGTCTTGAGCACTGCCTCACCGAGGGAAGGACCGGGCTCGGGGACGGTAAACGCCTCCGGGAAGAGCTTGCGGATGTCGACGTCGTTGCACATGCCGAAGGCCTGACGGAAGCGGACGTTGCCCCAGCGCACGTGTCGGTCGATCTCCAGCGCACATCGCGGAGAGATCTCCTGCTTCGTGTACCTGCGATTGCCGACGAGCTTCTCTCCGTCGATCAAGGGCCGCCGACACAACCGACCCGGATGACGCTTCCTGCGCTTCTCCAGAGTCCGGTCGCGAGCGGCATTGATGAGAACGTACGCCATGCTGTCCACTATATCCCATCAAGCCGAAGGAGTCGGGCGCTGGTGAGGGCAGACGCCTCCTGCCCGATCGCGGCCAGCATTACAGTTCATACAAGCTACGGCAAGGCCCAGGTCCTGGGGGTAATCGTTCTTCTTGAGCCAGGCATAGAAGGCTGCGGTACCTCCTAAGTTCTTCCCAGTGAGAGCCTTACGCTGCGCTGCTCCGTCATCATTCGTATGATCGAGGGTGAGGAACTCTATCTGCTCCTCCCCGCAGCAGGCACACCGGGCACCGCCGTAGGCTTCGAAGGCTGCCATCTTGTGTACGGCACGGCGTCTACGCACAGCCTTCAACGCTTCCGGTGACATCTTCCCCTGCGAGGGTCGACCGACCCTCTTGACCTGCGTGAGAGATCCATGAGGGCAGTAGCCTCGAAAGCCGAGGGAGCTGTTGCAGTTGTAGCAGAGGATGCGGAAGCCGGGCGGGAAGTCGTTGCGTATGAGCCACCCATGGAGCTGATGCCCGTTTGCTTTTCCGGCACCATGCCGTTCCCCGTCGATGTGGTCGAGCGTGAGGAAGCCTCGCCCTGTTTCCCCACAACAGACACATTCCGGGCCGTAGTGCTCAAGAACGGTCGTCCAAGCAATAGCACGCCGCTCCCTCTCTCGAGCACGACGTTGTTCGTAGTTCGGGTGGTTCTTCCCTTGAGGAACCCGACAGGAATCGCACTTCGTACGCGTACTCCCCGTAGGCTCCCCACAAACGCGACAGTTCCTCTTCGTAGGCCGCCCTTTCCGGACACCCTTCTTGTAGTTCCGCATGTACTCTCGACAGGCGGAACACCGCTTGAAGCCGGACTCGGCAGGCTTACCGCAACCTGTAGAGCACGCGCCAGGGACGGCCTTCTTCTTGGCCCGATGCCTCTTCGTGTACTCTCGGGCCTTCTTGCGTGCGGTATCAGGGTCTGCGTAGGGCATGACCTATCCATAACACCACAAACACGGAAGGCTCGCTTTGCAGCGAACCTTCTCGGTGCTAACCCGGCGAGCCCTACCCCATAATAGGCGTAGAACCTGCCTTCTGCTAATGGAGCTGAAGAGCGGGGTAGGTCAATCCTTCGTCGACCTTATGATTCCGCTGGCCCATGTCCTCGACGTCGACCGGGATGGCCGCGGTGTAGCCGGAGGTCGTCGCGCTGTCGGTGACGGAGCCGGAGTAGAGCTCGAGCTTCACGATGGACGCGATGTTCCCGATGCCCATCCCGATGTCCATCCAGGCCTGCCAGTAGATGCGGTTGGCCTGCTTGTCGATGTAGAACTTGACGTCGTTGAGCGTGTAGTTGCGACCGAGGTAGTCCGCCGTGGTGAAGACGTAGATGTTGCCTTCGCGGAGGATGTCGTTCTTGATCGTCTTGATCATCTTCAGGCCGAGGGCCTTGTTGTAGGCCCAGCCGTTGATGGCCGTCTCGGACTGGTTCTTGTCGCCCATGTCCTCGTGGGTCCAGGAGTCCAGCTCGTCGATGTCGCTCTCGGTGGCGAGCATGCACGCGGGGCGCAGGCGACCGGCCCGGACCACGTTGCCGCTGCTGTCCTGGATCATCCGCTTCAGCAGCTTGCGGATCTTGACGATGTCCTTCCGCTGGATGGCCTTCACGGTGAAGTTGGAGCTGTCCTCCTGCATGGCCAAGACGCCCTTGACCTTGCTCACCTCGAGGACCGTCTCGGCCTCGACGTTGGCCGCGGTGAAGGCCACCGCGCCGCCGTTGGCCTCTTCCTGCATCGCCTGCACCGCAGACTCGATGTGGAGGACGAACTCGCGGTCCTTGACCTCGACCATGTCGCGGAGGGAGTTGCGCTCGATGAGCCGCGTGACCGGCATCTCGTACGCCATGAGCTCCTGCTCGACGATCTCGAAGCGGAGGGAGCTGATGGTGTAGAAGGAGATGGCGTAGCGCTTGCCCGAGATGTACTCGGACTTCGGCTGGCCCCGGAAGGTCAGCGGCATCGCCCGGCTGCCCGGCTCGATGTCGACGATCTTCACGAGGGTGTCGTGCTTGTCGCTGCGCTCCAGGTCACCGCGGACCACCCGCTTGTTGGGGATGACCAGGTCCGTGAACGAAGCCTCGCGGATCCGGTCACGGATGAAGTTCAGCCCCTCGGCGGCGGTCTTGTGCGTGCCCTGGGTCTCCAGCTGCTCGACGAAACCGCTGTTGATCTCGCTGCTGCTGTAGGTGTCGGTGTCGAGCCAGTTCATGGGTTCCTCGTTCGAAGGGACTCAGATGGTGCAGGAACCAGACGGTTCGAGAAGTGGAAAAGGTGTAGAGGTTGCTCTACTGGACGCCGACCTGGACGGTCACGTCGTTGTCGCCGTGGATGCGGTGCACGCGGCCGACGCAGTAGCCCGAGGAGATGGGGCCCAGCACGCGCCGGATGACGCCGTACTTCTTGCCGGTCGGGCCGTCCCAGTCCCACACCGACAGCTGATCGCCGACGGACAGGCTGGAGGTGTCGATGAGCTGGGTGCGGAGGAAGTAGCCGGAGGGACCGACGATGCAGTGGACCAGCTTACTGGCCTGCGCGTCGTACCGACCCTTCTCCATGAAGTACGGGAAGGCGGGGATCGTACCCTCGTTCTCCAGCGTCCCCGCCGCGGTGGGAGAGCCGGTGCCGTCGCCGTTGCCGCCGCCACGCTGCCAGCGTGGGCGGTTCGAGATGTCGGCAGGCTGCAGCCACTCACCCATCACCAGCGGACGATCGGAGCTCGGGTTCAGCGGGTTCAGCGAGCTCTCACCCGTTCCGTCGGTGTACGGCCGGTCCTCGACGTAGCACAGCGAGTACGCGGGGTTGGAGACGTTCATGGACTTGGGCATCGGGAACCTCTGCCGAGGAGACGAGTGAAGGCCTGCTTGTGATCCTGCCCTACTGGAGGGAGACGGTCAAGGACTGCAGAGCAGTACTAACCGTTCACGAGGAAGCTGTGGAAATCGGTGGTGGGGTTGGCTCCGTGAACCGGAGTCTCGTCGTCGACCGTGGCCAACTCGACACGGCCTGTGCCGGCGAGCTTGATGGCGGTCTCGAGGGTGTCGAACGCGCCTGCCGTCTTGCAGTGGTGGTTGATGCTCGCGACCTTCTGGTCGAAAGACATCTCGGGGCTCACACCCCGTTCATCCATCTGCCGGGCGAGATCGTGGATCCGGTCACGCCGCTCGTAGGCGGCGACCTTCGCCTGGAGCTGGGCGCACTCCGCCTCCTTCTGCTCGAGGGCAGAGGCGAGCTTCCGCATCGTGACCGCGCTTCGAGCGGCGACTGCCGAGGCGTGTGCGTTCATGAGTTGCTCCGAGGAGGTGTGGGCTCTGCAGAGCCTGTGGACAGGCCTGACGGGGCGCGACGTCTCAGAAGCTCCCCGATCCTCCGGCGACGTGCGTCGTCTTCGGATTCGTGGGTAGAGTCGTCTGCCTCAGCCCTCTTTGACGTAGCATAGCCTTCGAACATCGCCAAGGCCATCGACTCGGCCACTTCAAGCCCTGAAGATCCAACCTTCTTCAAGCTCTGAAGCGCACGCCCACGAGACGACATGCGTCGTCCGGGGTGCGAGTTCAAGGCGTGAAGAAGGCTCAATAGTCAGACCTCAGATCACATCTGCTCGATGTAGTTGGCGAAAGCCTGGGCCTCTTCCCCGAGGCTGCCGTCCTTCGCAGCGAGGAAAACCCCTGACCAGTCGCGGGCGGAGCCTTCCTTGGTCTGGCCACCGGACGATGCGACCTTGAGGCCGCCCTTACCGTACGCCTGCGGGAAGATGGCCTTCGCGGTCTGGTCGCCGGTCGTGTCGCTGGCACCAGCGAAGAGCTTCTTCAGCCGGGCACGGGTCGGGGCCTTGGCCTGCCGACGAGTCGCACTCACCGGGGCGGTGTTGCTCTCAAGGAGGCCAATGTTGCTGTTCTCGTTCTTGCGCTTCGGAGGCAGCTTGCCATCCTCGGCCTCAAGATCGATGGGACCGCCATGGGCCGCCGTCTTGGGCTGTCCACCCACCGGCTGGTCGAAGCGAGCTGTCATCATGTCGAAGAGACTGGCCTTCTTCGAAGCACCCGCGCCCGAGGCCGGAGCCGTGTGGGTCGGGGCCGTCGCCGGAGCCGGCTGCTCCATCGCGCTACGTGACAGACCGCCTGCGGCCGCCTCGTGCTCCTGGGGCTGCCCACCGTTCCCGCCGCCTTCGGGCAGAAGCGTGGTCTTGCCGGAGGCCGGAGCGACGTTCTGCGTCCCACCGCCCTCAGTCGGAAGCATGGCCGGCTGACCCGCCCCGGTCTTGAGGAACCGGCGGATCATGTCCACCTGGTGCGCGGCCTTGGCCGTGCCGTCGTTGGCCTGGTCCAGGGCAACGAACTCCATCGCAGAGGCGACGTCGTGTGCCTCCTTGACGAGTCCGGCCACGGTGCCATCGGCAGGGGCTGCGGCTGTCTTGGAGATACCGCTACGGAGGACCTGACCGCGTGCCCGCGCCAGAGCCTGATCGATGAGGGAGGTGTGCTTGCTCATGATGGTTCCCCTATCATACGCTACGGCTACGGCGTAGGGTTAGCAGAAGTTCCGCTTTGTCCGCGTAGAAGATTCGGACCCGTAGCGGCACCTTTCCCCTTCGATAGCCCGCCAATGCGCGAAGTGACAGGCTTCGAGACCCCAGCGAGCGCTTTCAGGCCTGCCTTCGCAGGAAACATGGCTTCTTTGAGGTGCGAAGAGAAGGCGAAGAAAACTGCTGCTTCTTTTGAGGGGACGGGCTTGGTCTTCTTGACGTCCCCAAAGAGAGACTTTCTCTCCTCGAACTGATCCTGAAGGGCCTTGAACTTGTTCCGGTCTCCACCCCTGTCAGGATGTTGCTCCAAAGAGCCTTTCCTGTGCAGCTTCTTGGCCTCGTCCGGGGTTGTCCCTTGAAACGGGTTGTCCTTGCGAAGCGCAGCGACCGTATCATCGGCTTTATGCGAGCCAAGGACACTCTGCTTCAGTCGCTCGAGCTTGGGGGCGCGCTCATTGATCTGCTTGACCTTCTCAGCCTTCGCTTCCGGTGTAAGATCCGGATTCCGCTGGGCCATCTGTCGCGTAGTATCAACGTGCGTCTTCAACTTCCCGGTCGGGGAAAGGTTCTTCGACATACGCTGATAGCGGAGCCCGGAATGGACTCCGCCACCAATGACGGCACCACCAGCAGCGCCCGCAAGACCACCTTTGAGTCGACTACCCGGATGAGCAGTAGCAGCACCTCCGACGGCCCCGACTCCTGCGCCAACACCGGCACCGATCAAGGTTCCCGGTAGTGCCACTCGTCACCTCTCTCAGGTAGCAGCCCTACGAGACGATGTAGCCGTTCTCCTCGAGGATCTCGACGGCACGAGCCTCGACGGCGTCGTCGATGGTCGGCTCACCGAGCCCGGCATCCTTGAGCATCTCGTTGGCCCGCTCGAGTGCCAGAGCATCGAGGGCTGGGGCGGAGTTGGTCTTGACGTGGTCGTAGCCCTTCTTGCCGGCCACACCGGCCGTGAACACTCCAGCCCCGACCAGGCCCTTCTTGCCGTGCTGCCGCGCCAGGTTCTGGGCCGCACCGAGCGCTCCACGCGCCTGCAAGCCGAGCCGCATACGGCGGCCCTGCCGTCCGTGCGCCCGGGTCGCCGGCAGGTTGATCCCGCGTACCGAGTCGCCGGAGCCCTGCCGCAGGGTCCGGCCACCACCCGACCCCGAGGAGACGCGCGCCTGGGCGCGCTCGATCTGCTTGTCGGACATCGCCATGTTGGGGCGATCGGCCTGCGTCACCCGCTTCACCCGCTTCTTCTTGCCGCCGGCCAGCTTCAGGCTCTCGTCGTGGAAGGAGCGCGCCATCTGGCGGCCCAAGATGTCGGCCTCGGCCAGCTTCGCGGCCGCCTCCTCCTGCTCCGCGACCTTGCCCATATCGATGGGGTTGCCGTCGTTGACCACGACCAGCGGGAGGTAGTCCTCGATGAAGGTGCCGTAAGCACTCGCGAGCTTGGTGTCGTCCAGCTGCTCGAGGTCCAGGCCCTCGTAGGCAGCCTGCTGCTCGAAGAGGCCGAACTTGTCGTCGTCGGACAGCGCGCCGATGGCGGACGCGAGCTTCGCAGGGTCGATGTCATCCATGCTGGGCATACCGCCCTGGGTCGGGGCAGACGCGGTCTTGTCGCCGACCATCTCCGGGAGGATGTCATTCTCGAACTGCGCGAACATGGCGTCCTGCGCCTGCTCGGTCATGGAGTTGAGGTCGATGCCCTCGGCCGCAGCCACCTTCTCGAAGAGGCGAACGCTGGCGGCCTTGTTGAGGTCCTCGGCGGTGATGCCCTGGGAGGCGAGCTGGGCGAGCAGAGCGGACATGAGGTCTCCGGAGACGGCAGGACTCTGTGGGGAGCCCAAGTTCAAGGGGCTCTGACGGATCCTATCCTATTGGGAAGGAGGGCCAGTGTGCAAGTCGAAGAAGTAGGGATGAGAGCTCTTCTACTGACGAGACTTTCTCCCCCGGACGATCAAAGCCATAGCTCCATGCCGGAGGCTGTGCCAGAAGGCCAAGACGATAATCATTGTAGAGCAAGGATGCCCGCTTCAAGGTCACATCCTCAGGAGGCAACACATCCGAGCGGATCTGTCGTCGTGGGCGAGCCATCACGAGACGGAGCCCTACATGCCGCGGGGCCAGCGAGCGCAGGCCCAAAAGATCCTTGGAGAGGATCCTTCGCCGAGTTCTGCGGCAAATACCGGCTATCCCGGGCCGAGGCATCGGAGTGTACGATGGGCAGATCGGCGCAGGCGGCAACGGCGTATTGAGAAACGCGGCTCGACGGGTTGTCGTCAAGCCTTCAAGCATTGAAGGTGCCGCAGCGTATGCGAACTCTTCAGGTTGAAGAACTACACCCATCTCTGCCAGAACAGAGCAACGAGGCTTCAAGTCCTCGGAGATGAAGTCGAGGAGACTCGGCGGGAGCTGGGGAAGTCGAGCCGCATGCTCAGCCACGAGTGCGAGCTGGGACTGGGAAGGCACAGGGATGCGCTTCAGATGCTCTGCCCACTTCGCGTGCATCAAGGACGCCTTCTTGAGTGCACCCCGACGCGGACCACCAAAGGCGAAGCGCATCTGTCGCTGAACCACAGCCTGCATCTGAGAGACGTCTTCCTTCGAGACTCCCTTCTGGCGGAGCTGATGTAGTTGTCGCTGCTCCCAGAACTGGAGCTCTGACTTCTCCATGGATCCTTCACGAATCGCTTCCTGTCTACGCATGCGTTCCGTCACATGCTGCAGGGCCATGTCCTGCTTCTCGTTCAGGGTCGGGATGACAGACAGGAGCTTCGAGATCTTGTCGCCAAGGGAACCTGTGTGCGCTCCCATCGCAGGAGGGTTCGCCGCACGGACCAGAGCCTGACCGAGCTCGACATCCTTCTCCCGCTGCTCATCTCCCGTCTCTTGTCCGAGTAGTGAAGCTGCTTTGGAGTCTGCCGAAGCAACACGGCGGCGACGCATACGACGAGGAGGGATGTAGACCTGAGAGGTGTACGTTCTCGTTCCACGGAGGAGTGGGGTGACGTTGTCCATCACCTTCGCGGACCGTTCCGCGCCAATGAACACGAAGGAATCATCGAAGAACAAGGGATGGTGGTTGTAGACCCCACACCTTCGGCCATCTGCAAGGAGCTTCCCCATCCCGTACGGGGCCACCGCTCCTCGTTGAACATGACGGCAGTACTGGGCAGGCGTCCGAGCCAGGTGGCCACAGATGGAGCACTCATCGTCGGGGACTCTCGAGTTATGAACCGCCACACCTGAAATGCAGTAGCTCTCGTCGTCGTCCACAGAGAAGTTGTAAACCTCTCCCACCCACTCCGGGTCGTACGACGCCTCTACAACGGGACTTGCCACATAGGGCGTCCCATCAGGACCGACCCACGTCCACCTCTGGCTAAGAACCTTCTTCGGCTTCCTCAGAGGATGCGAAGAGTAATCTTGAAGCCGGTATCCTCCAAGCACACCAAGCCAAATCTGGTACTCGACGGTATCCTTGTCTGTCAGAGAGCTGGTCGTTCCTTTGTGATTGATGACATTGAGGCTGGTAGCGATACCACACCGGATCATCATCATCTGCAACTGGTACGCGAGCTGCTCATTACCTGTCGAGATGTATGCCTGCCCTCGAAGACAACCGCCATCGCCGTTCAGATACGCCCCCAAGAACTCCTTCTGGACGTCAGGCGGAGCGAGCATCAGCTCCGGAGCCAGCCGCTTCGCCAAAGAGTACTTCCCGCACATCGCGAGGCAAAACTCTGCGAACTTCCGTTGGTAGACAGCAATACTGAACGTGGACGTCCCCTCCCTCCACGCCACCGACGGCTCAGGAAGGTCCAAGGCGCAGCAGAGCTCCTCGATGTCTTCCAGAAGATCAACCTCATCGTGGTTGATCGTGAAGCACACTCCACCCGGGTACTTCCGGTCGAGCTGACGCTTCCCGCCCTTCTTCGGGTAGTACCAGCAGATGTTCCCCTCGGAGGCGTAGTATCCGAGGATCCTGGCCTGCTTCGCCGTCAACCTCTCCACAACCTCTGAAGGAGCCGGAGAGAGTGCGAAATCGCCGACGTCCAGGTCCTGTGCCTTCTTCCAGACAGGATCGTACGCTGGCTCCACCGGACAACCCTGGCAGCCCTTCTTCAAGTCTTTCAGGGAGGAGACACACGCCCTCTGCTGTCGGCCGTAGTTGTGCGTCTTTGGAACTTCACACCTGATCTGCTCGACCGGAATCACGAAGAACGGATGCTCCTCCGTCACCTCCATGGAACCAACACCAGAAACCTTGATCGTGTACAGCCCCTCATGCACATGACTATCAAGAGCCCTGACTCGCCCTCTGCTCCCTGTATGGGTCAGGACATACTCACCCACCTCCACGGTCTCGATGGCCTTTCGCTCTCCTGAGTAGAGACTGACCATCGCTCCCGCAGGGAAGCAGCCCATGCTGGTATCGACAAAGTCACCACGGGCGATGCGCTCATAGATGTTGAGCGCACCGTGCTTGACGCAAAGGTCCTTGATGAGCTCCGAGACCAGTACAACCCGGTGCATCCGGTCGTCGTAGAACGCTCCGAGGATGTAGCCGTAGGCCCGGTTCGGATCATTGTTGCGATGGTGCCGGAACCGATGTGCGTTGTAGAACGTGGGGTAGCCCCAGCACATTGGGCCGTAGCCGGGCACATCTTCCGGCACGATGGCCGCGCGACGACGCGCATCGATGTCCCACACAGGGATGGAGTCCCATCCCGGAGGCGTGTGCTTCAGTCCTGCCTCGGTGAACCAGTCACCTCGGAGATTGAAGCCGACATACTCCCCTGCACCGAGGGCAGAGTTCACCAGGTAGAGACGATCCGGCTGCGGCTGGATGGCCTCAAGAAGTTCGATGACAGGAGAGAGATGTTCGCCAGAAGCAGTCTTCGTAAGGCCTGACGTCTGGTTCAAGCCATAGGCGGATCCCGGCTCCACCAAATGGATGAGAGGAAATCCACCCGGTCCTGTGCCCGAAAGATCGAACCGCTTCTCCATACAGACCTACTTCCGAGATCCTGGGTGATGGTATCCGCGACGAGTGCTCGGGTCCGAATCAGGGCCCGAACCGGTCGAGGAGTCAATCCGAGAACCCACACCACGAGCCAGACCACGCACCGAGTAATCCGCTGTAGATGACTGCGAAGGCTCGGCCGAGTACGCTGCCAGAAGCCCCCGCCTGCGCTGCGCCCTCCGACTCTTGCGTGACAGCGGATTGTTCAGGACCTTGTACTGCTCACGCCCCATCGCAGCATCGTCCTTCTGCTGCTGTAGCGCCTTGTCGTGCTTGCGACGTGTGGCTTCGGCCGTGAGCCGTTCGATCCGCTCACGAACACCCTTCGACCGCTCTCGAGAGGTCCGCCGCCGCTCTTCACCACGTCGTGCTTCGATCTGCTCGGTGTGATGCTTCCCACGCTGAGCTCGATCAGCCGCAGACTGTGAGGTCCGAAGCGTGCGATCCTTCAGGGCCTCATCATGACGGAAGGTCTGGTCTCCGGTCTGCAGTTCCCGCTTGAAGCGGTGATCGCCGGTCTGCGTCTCACGCTTGAAGGACCGATCCGCCGCGGCCATCTCCCGCTTGAAGGCACGGTCACCGAGGACGCCCTCGTAATCCATCGCACCCTGCATCCCTGCTTGGAAGGCCGCAGGGACCATCTCGTCGATTCCACCCCGGGTGTCACGACGATTGCGGACCAGGTCGGAAGCCATCCCCGGGTCGAGACGGAGTGCCTTGGGGTTGAGCGGATCCCGCTGCCGGAGGAGCTGCCCAAGGAGGGTACCTCCTACCAGAGGATCCTTGGCGAACTGCGGGTTCAGGTTCCGCAGCGAGCTGTAAGCGAGGCGAAGCTCCTTCTCGGGGTACTTCTTCAAGTGCGGGTAGACATCGGTGATGGCCCGCAGGTCACGCCCATATGTGGCCTTGTCGTACATGGCCTTACCGCCGACCACGGTAGCAGTTCCGAGAGTGCCGGCAATGAGTTGGGCAGCCGTGTTCTCCGTCGCATTGCGAGCCATCCTTCCGACTCGTCCGAAGGACGCACGCTTCGATCCCTCGTGGAGCATTCCGTCGAAGTCCTCCAGCTCCAGGACATCCTCGGCAGAGAGGTCAGAGTCGGTGTAGATGGAGATGGTCATTGTGCCTTCCACGGAGCTTCTGAGCTTGCTCGAGCTGCTCTTGCGTTTTCACGAACTGTCCGCACACCGCCTACGGTAGTAACCCCGCCAAGACCTACGAGACCTATGGCCCGGGATTTGGGCATGAGGTTCTCGCCGGAGGACACTCTCTGGGCAGTGCGCCAAGTCGTCCGCGCTCCAACACCTGTAGCCTTCGCGGCCACATTGGCCGTTCCTTTGGCTACAGCCTTGGCCGCTCCCAGAAGCGCGAGCTTCCGGAACCGCTGCATGCGCTCACGCTCCGAGCTGGTAGAGCTCACTGCCCAGCTCCTTCTCCAGCCGTTGACGATCCGCACGGAGATCACCAAGAGCGATCTCCCGCTGCAGTCGTCCGAAACGGATGTGGGCCGCCTTCACGACCAGACGGTTCAGAGGGTGACGAGGGTTCGGAGGGGCCGCGAGCTTCACAGGCTCCGGGAAGACGTTGCCCGTCATCATGTCCCTTGCCAGGTGTGCCAGCACATCCACAGCGATGTCAGCGGGAACACCTTCCGCCTCCTTCAGGAAGTGCTCACATACCGCGAGGGCCTGGCCTGGAGTCGCTCCGTCCAGGCATGCCTGACGAGCCTGACGACCCAGAGCAGTGTGGGCGTAGAGCTCCGCCGACTTGGCGGAGCCGATCTCGATCTCGACCTGCGAGATCGCCTCATTGAGATCCTGGGCCGCAGTCTTCAGGGTGTGAAGAGCCTCCCGGACTCCGAGCTCCCGATCTACAGGCGAGGAGCGCATGGCAGAGGTGAAGGCGTTCGTGATGGGCGGCGGAAGAGGGACGTGCGGGATCTCTGCCATCGCGATCTTGTCCATGGTCGGATGCCCAGTCACGGTCGTGGCCCGGACTCGCGCGGCCGCAACCTTCTCTGCATTGCACAGCCGGGCAGCTTCCTTCGCACAGGGCGGGTCGAAGGACACCAGCCGGCTCCCGCCTGCCTGCTTCTGCCACTCCCGCTCGAAGGCATCATGGTACGCCATCTCACACACCCGACGGATATGCTCCGCGGTTAGAGTGTGAGAAGAGGCCGATGCGACCTTCGCCACACACGTCGTGAAGTCCCCGCCTCCGTCAAGGAATCGGGTAGTCGCTCCACGAGCCAGGCTTCGGAGATCGCTATCGGAGACCATGGTGTCCTCTCCATAGGACTATACCTCTAACAGCCAGGAGGCACATTGAGCGTAGACAACCTCATGACTGCCCAAGAGGCCGCACGACACCTACAGTGCTGCGCTCGCACCGTCGCCCGCTATGCCAGCGACGGCCTATTGACGAAGGTGAAGTACGGGCGACGGATCATGTACCGCCCGCTGGAGGTGGAGGAGCTTCGACGCGACAGGACATCTCACACGCCTCGTACACGGGGGAGCCGGAAGGAGATCCTGGAACTCCGAGCTCAGGTACGGAAGCTCCAGGCAGAGATGGAGGTGGTGCTTCGCATCCTGGACGCCCGAGTCACACCGCTGAACCTCACAGCTACGACCGCACGACAGCTACATGAGAGTGCTGCTCAGACTCTTGGTAGGACGAGCTTCAGCCTTGAAGAGCTTGAAGCATGGGCTGAGATCTTCATGAGCCTGACGGAAGAGAGCTTCCACATCATGGCCGAGGCCGTGGAAGATGGACGGGCCTGGGTACTCCTCATGAAGTTGTGCATCGCTCAAGTGGCGCATGTGGCAACAAGAGAGGACTACGAAACCTCGCTTCGAGTGCAGAAGGTTCACCGCACTCTTGTGGAAGGACGACGCCGACTCCGAGTGTCAGCCCTCTGCTACACCGAGATGTACGGTGTGATTCGGGACCCTCACCTGCAACCTCCCACAAACACGCCTCGTTCCATTCATGACGAGCTGACGGGGATGATGGGAAGGTTCCAGAGGACTGCATGAAATCGTAGGGATTCCAGTCATAAGTGCTTTGGTCGGCAAACCGATGTTGCTGTCCAAAGGAGCACTATGAATCACCAGACCTCAGTTGCGGAGGCGCTCACTTCGCGCCTTCACCAGCTGTCCCTGCGGCGGCCGGCGAAGCCTCCCGCTTCCGCCCCCGCCCCCGCCTCTCGGACGCAGCCCTCTGCCCGAGAGGCAACACGCGCTCCGCAGAGGTCCGAGAGGCCTGCAAAGGCGCAGGGTACAGTCTATAGCCGCATCGAAGCGCGGCTCACCAACCTCGAAACCCTCGTGGCGCGGGGACCGGAGACGTCACCTTCTCGGGCTGAGATGGCGAAGGCTGTGGAGGCTCTGAAGGCCGAGATGGCGGAGGTCATCGGCCTTCAAGTGGATCGGATGGAGGCGCAGGACGAGAGGCTGGAGGCGCTCGAGGTCGCGATGGCCACGGCCGCCCCAGCTCTGAGGGCCTTGGCAGAAGCCTTCGGAGCCTTCGTCTTCGAAACGGACGAGTCCGGGACGGACTGAGTGGGTCTGCCCATGGAAGGGAAGGACTGAGGCTAAAAGAGCCGGTCCTTTCGGGCATAAGACTTTTGCGTCCAGGAATGCCAGCTGTTTGGCCCTGAGCGCCCCCCAACAACCCAACCATCAATCGGAGGTATGACCATGGGTCGTGCCACTCTCCCCGACCGCGTCACCGCGCGGCTCCACGAAAGCCCCATTCAGACCACCCTCGAGGCCACGACCCTGGGCATGGGCCTTGGCCTTGGCATCAACGAGATCGCCACCCTCGCCTTCGACGCCGGCATCAGCCGGCCCATCGCCGCCCTCGCTGGTGGTGCTGGCGGGCTCGCCGCCCTTGGCGGCTGCGTGGCCCTCTCCGACAAGGAAACGGTCGAGCAGCTCGTGACCCACGAGGCCATCCGTCAGCAGCCCGTCGTCCTCGGCAGGGACTTCGCCAAGGACTTGGTGAGGGAGAACCGGAAGGCGGCGAAGGCCGAGACGCGGGCGCAGGAGGCGGAGGCGAAGGCGAAGGCCAAGGCGGAAGCCAAGAAGAAAGAGCGCATGAAGGAGCTGCTCCTGACCGCCGCCGAGGACCCCGAGATGGCCGAGGCCATGCGGAAGATTCTGGCGGCGTAGCTGCTCGCCTCTTCCCCTCAACAAGCGCGGGACCTCTCAGGGGGTCCCGCGCTTCTCTGGTTCAAAGTTTTAGCCTCTTTACCTACGATCCTTCTTAGCCCTCAGTATTCTTCACGAGCCTCAAGCATACGGTCTACAGCCTGCGAGGGGATGAAGACATCAGGACGTGGAATGTCAATCATCGAGGAGAGGAAGCAGTAGAGGAACGCATGGAAGGAGTCGTCGGTGTTGTTGGCCGACTTCTTGTACTGCGTCATGTGCATCTTCTCGCTGTACTCAGAGAAGATGGACAGGAAGTCTTTGGCGAATGGAGTCTTGAAGTACTTCCATGCGGGGAAGCGGACTACGGTGCCACGCTTGATGGCATTGAACATCGCCGACATGACTTCGGAGCGGTGGATGATGTACCGCCCAAGAGCCTCATCCCAACGCATGAAGACATTCGGCGTGAGGTACTGCACCCGTACGATGCGATTGGAGCCATAGCGACGAAGAAGCTCACCGTTTGGCCAGAAGCCTCCACCATGGTCAACACAGACGCGGGCAAGGTTGAAGGTCTCGATGATCCTGCAGATCTTCTTGAGCTGGGTGCGCGGTTCGGATTCCGCTCCAACGAAGCGATGGCAGAAGAAGATGGTGAACTTGTTGTTGAGGTACCCGCCTACGAAGAACACCGTGTACGAGTTCGTCGAGCCCTGGCCCCAGTCGATGCCGCCATAGAGCTGAACCCCCGCCATCCGTCGACGGATGTCGGCCACCCCTTCGGGAGTGAGGGTGATTGAGGAATCACAGTTTTGCCTGATGTCGTCCTGAGTGAGAGGGCGCTGTCCTGAATCGAAGGACTGGCCCAGGCACTCGTTAAAGAACTGTGCACGTGGGTAGTCCGTGTACTTGGTCCACAGCTCCTTCCAGCTGATCCAGGGGACCATGAGCTGCGGGATGCGGAAACCCTCAAAGACCGTGAGGTTGGGGTCGGGGTTACCGGTACGGACCCATTGTGCTTTCGGATGGTTGGGGAAGATGGGACCGCCGCAGCGGTCACAGACCGGTCCGGCCTTGGAGATGTTCCTCTCACCCAGGATGTTCCAGTGCCAGGAGCCCGGAACCTTAGGAGTGCCGTGCCGCTCACAGGGGACTGCCCATTCGTTGCGAGTCGAGAAGGTGGACCAGTAGTGCTCGATCGGGTTGTCGAGCGACTTCGGAGTTCCTGCGTAGATGAAGTACTTGAAGGCGGAGTGGGACGCAGCCTCCTCGATGACCGGAATAGTGTCGAGAAGGAGATCCTGGAACTCGTCGAGGATGACACTATCTGCAGAGAGTCCCCGGCAGCGATCTGCGTTGAGGAACGCATACCGGAGTGTGATTCCACTCCGGTTGATGGCTCGCTTCTCAAAGACATTGTCCGTGAGATGCTGCGGGAACCACGTCCTCAGTCGCGGCGAGGTCATCAAGACTTCACGCAACCGCCGGTTCGAGAACTCCTTGGTCTGTGTTGAAGACGGGGAGACGTACAGTGCACGGAAATGCGGGATGAGGCAGCATAGAGCCAGCATCCGATTACCGAGAGAGGTGCTGTTGTGCGTGACAATCCCGCCTGCGACGAAGTTGTGATGACGATCAACCGTCAGGTCGTAGCACCACTGCTCCCCCATCTCGTTGATAGACTCCACCTCGTCCCAGTAAATGTCAGAACTCACGTGCTCCTTCAGGAGCCGAACTTTCGAGGGTGAGTATCGAGGGTCTCCTTCGAAAAACTCGACATACGCGAGCAGCTTCTTCCGGGTCAGGCAGTACTTAGGGCTACGGCGAAGTCCTGCGGACTGAAGGGTTCGGTCTCCCTTCTTCGGTGAGACCTCATCGTAGATCTCCCGTATGAACTCGTTCACCTCCAACGGCAACGTGTCTCGATTGTTGTTGGTCTCCCAGGGGTCAAGCTCTTGCCGCTCGATCTTTCCAAGCGCACCGATGTCACGAACGAACGAACGTACACCTTCTTGAGTCTCGATACGGAGGATATAAGCAAGAACCTTCTCACCGCGCTTCTTATAGATCGAAGGCCAGTTCTCTCTGATCCTGGAAGGGATGCCAAGCTTCCACAGCAATGCCTGAACCTGCCTGACCAGCCTCTCCGACATAGAGCAGTACTCGATGGACCACTTCGTGTCGGTGTTGCACTTGACGTGCCCGTCTGTAGACCAAAGCCTGTTCAGGAACAGAGACGTCTGCTCTCGCGAAAGACGAAATACCCAATCAGGAAGGAACTTCGAGTAGGAGTCCGTCCCCAAAAGACCATCCTCTTCCAGCCATCCACGGAGCTTCTCTGCTCGATAGCGAGGGAGACGGAAGCAGGTCGTGTTTGAATCCTTCTTGGGTGAGAAGGTGTACGACATCCCTTCATCAACAAGAGCATCGTCGAAATCGTCAAGGACCTCAAAGGTCTCGTTCGTGAAGGTCACGTCTTTGGGGTTGCACCCGCCATCTCCAATCATGTAGGCGGTGAGCCGTACCCGAGAGGAAGACACGTCGTAATCGCAGCTGCTGAACACCCCTGCCCTACGAACCACTGCGATTCGATCTCCTATTTCGAGATCTCCAGCAGCCTTCCACCCGTTCCACACCCGAACAGGATGTGTCGTAGCCATACGAGAGCGATGGCCCTGTCTCGTCCGGATCTCGCGGCAAGGCTTCTTACGCTTGCGAGACTTCCACGTAATCTTTGACGTGGTCATCCGAGATCCCGACCCTCGCTCAACATTCGGGGACGTTTCCTCGGTAGCCAAGCACACAAGTATATCGCCGACCAACAGGTCTTTGATAGGGGTCGGCTTGCCGAAAGAGTCGACTACTACTTCATCTTCATGAACACACTTCTCCACCTGCCGTCCGGCCATGAGAAGGACACGATTGGACTGCGTATTGTAGACCTTCCTCAGGTAAGGACGATCTGCGAAGGAAAACGCCTCCAATGCCCGCGTCTTCGCGTTGGGCATGAGCACAGTCTCTTCCGTGAACTGCGACGGGGTGAGGGCGTAGCGGAGCCTCTGCTCCCGCAAGTGTCGCTCTACCTCCCAATCCTCTACGGCAGGAATCGGTGGTTCGTGATCCCACGGCTCCCGGTACTCAAGGGAGTTCCACCCTTCAATGGAGTACTCCAGAACGTCAGGATCCTCGTCGTAAATGCCCATCCTTTCCCTGCCATAAGGAGAATAGCCCGGTAAACACCTAATCCATGGTGCCGGGTCTGGAGACACCCAACATGCAAACTCCCCGCCGACGACTTTCGCTCGTCGCAGGCATCGGGCTGGAAGTCCTCTACCAGCCCGAAGAACTCACCACCACCAAAGGAGGCGAAGAGGTCACCATCCCAGAACACCGCCTCCTCCGGATGGACTTCCTGGGCAACGACATCAACTTCTACTCGTCCATCGTGGGCGAGTCGTGGGCTCCCGGGTCCGATGAAGATGATCTCGCTCGCATCCAGGAAATCCTCGAGCGCGTCCCGATCAACGGGTCCGAGCTCAACATCTACGATCCGGACCCGGCGAAGCCGCAGGTCATGGAGCGGGGCCAGGTCCTGCCCTATGACGGAGTGTGGAGCTCCCCGCTCGTTCCGGCCCCGCGGCGTCCGCCCATCACCGTGGACAAGGCCCGGTGTCGCGTAGTGGGATGGGGCGTCGGTCTCGACTTCGGCCGAGAGGGTGACGTGTGGATGATGCCACACATCATCATCCGGTTGCCTGTCAAGAAGGGCGGCAAGATAGCATACGAGGCGGTCAAGGCATTCGTCTACCCGCCGAGGCACGATGACATCCTGATCCGGAAGCGGGAGTTCTCCATCGCTCTCCCCAAGATGGTGAACACCGTCGCTGACCTCTTCTCTGCATTCCCCCTGGGAAGCTCTGCGGGCTACACCCTACAAAAGAAGAAGCGGCGACCCTTCGCCCTCCTTGACCCGGTCGAGCAGAGTGGACGGACACAGCGAGAAGCCCGAACCTGAGAGCCTGGTCTGGGTCGCTCAGTTCATTCAGACCGTGAACTGGGCACTCGACCACGACATCTACAGCTACAGGCTGGGGGAGCGTGATGACCCGCTACAGTGGGTCTTCACAATCACGCTCCTCCGCCCCTGGCTAAAGGAGGAAGTGCGATCGTTGAGGGCTCAGCTCAAGGAGTGGGCGAGCATCAACGACTGCAAGTACCAGAGAAGTGAATGGAAGGGCACTTCTTTTAAGGCTCTCATCCTCTTGAAGGGTTTGGGACCCAGAAAAGACATCAATCCTTATGAGGTGACAGGTGATTTACGTTGGGCTGGACGAGGTCGGCACCGGGGCCCTCGCAGGGCCATTCTGCGTCACGGCCGTCGCGATGACTCTGGAGATTCCGTTCAACCAGTTGACAACCTTCTGGCCTATTGCGGAAGTGAGGGACTCAAAGAAGACCACTCGGCCGGAGAGAGAGCGACTGGAACCATCTCTGATCTCCTATTTGGTGGAGAATGAAGGAGAGGTCGGATTTGGCCTTGCCTCCGTTCGTGACATCAATGAGCTGGGACATGGAAGAGCGCTACACGAAGCACAAAAAAGGGCAGTCCTTGCGGCTGTAGAGTCCCTACAACCAGACATGCTCCTGATCACAGATGGGAAGACCAAGGTCGGAGGACTGGGTCCAGAAGTGGCAATCCCCAGAGCAGACAGCAAGTACTGGCTTGTAGCGGCCGCCAGCATCCTCGCAAAGCTACGAAGGGACGAAGTCATGCTCCGTGCTCACAAGCGGTGGGGCCAATACGGCTGGGACCGAAACATGGGCTACGGCACGAAGGAGCATCGTGCAGCCATTGCCGAGTACGGTGCTTGCGAGTTCCACCGGCAGAAGGCTTGCCGGACTGTCCTTCGCAGAGACGACGCGAAGACCGGAGGTCGAGGGCGTAGGGCCTTCAGGCGGTGACTATGAGCGATCGTACCAGTCGATGTAGTAGTAGGTGTTCGCGCCTACCACAATGTTCGACGCGGCCGTTCCATCACCGATCAGTGCTCCGTGGAAGTCGAGCGGAATCCGCGCGCCGTCAGGGATGGTGATGGTGTCTCCGCCAAAGATGGTGGCAGAGCCTGCACCACCACTCGCCCACAACTGGAGATGGCGAACACGGTACCCGTCGCCGACGGTATGCGTCTCGTTGGTGCCAGAGGCGTAGTCCGAGATGGACCCATCATCGAAAAGGATGTCGATGAACCCTGAGGCGTTGGTGTCGAAGGAGAGGATGTCTTCCTTGCCGAGATTGTTCTCGGCCATAAAGTCCTTGACCTCCTTCACCGTGGCAAAGGACTTGACGATCATAGCCATGGTCTACTCCAACTCGCCGATGGTGGCATCGAGGAGGTGGAGGAATCCGGCGACGTGGAACTCCTCCCTGTAGGTGGGAATACCTCGCAGGCCCTTCGCCTTCACGGCGTAGCTTCGAAGCTCCGACACCTCATCACCCTCGAAGCGATCCGTAGTACCGAAGTGATCCAGGATCACGCGGAACATCACCACCTCGACATCGGGAAGGAGAGGCGCAGGCGCATCCTTGGTGCCGATGTAGATCTGGAAGATGACATCGTGCTCGCCCTTGAGCACGACATCGGCCTGGATGTTGTCGCCACGGAACTCCAGACGCTGCGGCGGCGGCTCTGTGGCGAGCTGCGACTGCGCATCGTAGGCCTCCCGCAGGTAGTCCTTGCGGTGAAACTCCATCGCCCATGCCGGAGCCTGGGTGAGCACTCCGTCGCTCGTACGAATCATGCCCTGCGGTACCATTCCTCACCCCTGACGCGAGACGATCTGTTCCCTACTCTTATCACTCACCGTACCTGTAGGAGCAAGCTCGGCAAGAGTGACGATCTCTTCATCGTCCGCGATGACCTTGAACTTCTCGAACTGCTGCAGGATCTCCTGCAGTGCCGTATCACTGGCCTTCAACCGCTCGTCCGCACGAGCAATGTTCCGAGAGAGGGTTCCCAGCATCTCGACCTTCCGCTGCGAGAGCGGAAGCGTACAGGTCTCCTGGAAGGTGTGCCATAGCTCTCGCATGACCCCCTCCATGATCTTCTTCGTGTCGAGCTTGGTCTTGATTCCTGCCCGATACAGGGCCAGGTCAGGCCCTCCCCGAAGTGCTGCCATGTAGGGGCTCATCAAGATGTGGGTACGCCCTTGCCGGTCCTCAGCAAAGTACGCGGCCCAATCGGCGATGCCCATCTCTCGCGTGTCCCAGAAGTAGTGACGGAACTCCGCTACAGCGGCATCTGAGACGTGCGTCCCGATCCGTTGCAGACGGTACGAGACCTCCCGAGGAGAGACATTGCCGATGAGGAGCTGCTCGACCTTCTCCCGCGTAGGAGGATGGCCGAGGATAGCCACCTTCATCTCTTGCGCGACCTTGTCTGCTCGAACCAACGAACGGATGCCGACCTTCTTTAGCCATGCCATCGTGGGCCGGTGCCGTGAGTTCACAGGCTGAAAGTCGTCAGGAGTAGTCGGCAGGTCTTCGAGGATGTGGCCGTACTGGCCCTCTGTCAGACCCGCAAGGCCGAACCGGTCAAGGACCTTGTTCACTTCCTTCAAAGAAGGCTCTACGAGGGAGAGCCAGAGGAAGTGAACGAAGAACTGCGCGGGGTGCCGCATCACACCTTGTACTGACGCAGAGCCTTCAGCGAAGCGATGACAGCATCGAGCGACCGCATGGCATGGATGGCTGCCGTCTTCGGTACACTCTGGAGACCGAGCTGCACGGCGAAAGTGAGCTGGGCCAGCTTGGACGCAGTGTCCTCAAGCTCAGGCAGGTACTCGACGAAGGTCTCCACGTTCTCCGGGTTGATGAAGTTCAGGGCCAGGAGATGGTCTACAGCATTGGTACCGACCAGAGCACGAGCCTCCTTGGTGCTCTCGATGGCGAGGGCCTCCTTCAGCAGAAGTGGCCGCTCTGGCAGATCGAGACGCTTGAAGTCTGCCACTGCTTCTGCGGCCGCATCCTTCAGCATGTCGTCGTGATCTGTCAGTGGGGCCAGGCCGTACATCTTCACGACCTGTCCCGACGAAGCCGCCTTGTCGATGCAGGCCAGGGCCAGGTTCTGTGGCATCCCGGCTGCAGCCAGGTAGAACAGGCCATCCGCCCAGGTGTGCGTCCCGGAACCGAGCTTCGAGAACACCGGTCCCTGCAGGTCCACACCGCCACCCGCCCCCAGCTCGTGCCTCCAGGCACGGATCTCACACAGGGTGCCGACCGACGCCGCCTTCTGTGCCGCCATCGGGTCCGCCTCCGGCCCGATGAGCTGCACCTCGTTGTCGAGGGCGAGCCACTTGAAGTTGGCCGGGATGATGATCTCACCCGGAGTCGCCGCAAGCGGCCGCACGATCTCCTGAGAGATCTTGACCTGAACCTCATCACCCGTCTGCGTCTGCGCCGCGTAGTACGGCACACCCTCTGCCGTCACCTTGGAGATGATGGTGTAGGGCACCGTGGCCAGGAGACCCTTGCCGTCGGTGTGGTAGAAGATGCCGAGACCTCGAGGCTCTCCGCTCTCCGGAAGATTGTGGCTCACGCCCGTGAGGACGCCCTGGAACTGCGGAGCGAGAGCGTACTGGCCGCCCGTGAAGAAGAGGCCTTGCTGTACCGGAACACCTTGCACCGGATCGAAGAGCTGCGGGATGACGAAGCCGACGAGCTGCCCGCCTGTGGCCTCCGTCACCTTGTACATGCCGAACTGCGTCACAGCCTGGGGCTGCTCCTGCATCGGGTCGGGAGCAGCCTGAACCTCCGTGACGGTTGCCACACCCTGCTGATCTGCAGTGTTGACCATCTCCTGGGGGAGGGCCTTCTGCGCCGCCTCCTTGGACACCTTCCGCTCCTGAGGCTTCACACCCTTCGGAGCTGCCGAGTGCTTCAGGATGTAGCCGTAGCCGTCCACGCGAAGCTGGATGACATCGAACTGCGGACGGGAGGCGAGCTTCAGCGACCGCTCGAGCACCTCTTCGCCAGTCGTCACAGGCTGCGAGGTCAGGCCCCGCAACGCAGTCATCACCCCCGCCGACTTCGGCAGGAGCTGCTGAACTGCAGGACTCTCCTCGTAGACCACGTCGATGCGGGCGAAGTCCGAGCGATTGATGGTCCCGGCGATGGCCTCACAGAGAGAGCCCTTCTTCACCACACCCAGGCCAAGCCGACGAGTCAGCCGGGCCTTCGGGGTCTGCGATTGAAAGCTGTTCTGCATGGCCCTCATTCCGTGGGCGAGGCGAGTGCCTTTGAGCTTCTTCGCCTCGTGCTTCTTCTCCTGGGCCGCCTTGAGCTGCCTCTCCCAGGCATCCCGCTCCTGAAGCGACATGGGCGTGTTCCGCCAACGAGCCTCTTTCGAGGGACCAGACTGATGAAGGGAAGGCATTTGAAGGTTCTCCTGGCCCGAGTATAACGCTTCTCAGCTACACACCGCGTACCATAGACGACTCCACTGCCCTAAGCGTACCTCATCTACACGCTTCAGAGCCAGTGGCCAGAGCAAGAACCATAGCTTTTCTTGCTATTCCTTAGCGTCGTTCTCGTAGAAGACCCTTCCTGACTGCTGAGCGAATAGTTCCATCACCTTTGGCCAGTCCCTTGTGCGCAGCAACCCTCTTCTTGGCAGACTCCAGAGCCATCGCCCCTCGAAGGTTTGAATACAGACGGGGATCGCGCAGCTCGCGACTCATCCGTCCCCTACGCTCACGACTCGCCACCTTCTTACCGTGCTTCGAACGGTCATGGACCCATCGCCAGAAGCGGCCCATCTGCATCGTAGTGTGTGACTGGTAGAACCCTGGACGATCGTACTGACGCTTGTAGGCTTTGATAGCCGTAGCGACAGTGTCAAAGCCGATCATGACCTTGTCTTCATCGTACTTCTTGGTCTTCGGATCCTGCTGGTGGATGACGACTACGAGCGGAGAGTCGTGGTTATCACCCACATAGACATCGAGCTTGTCGCCATCCGAGCCCTCTGTGCCTCGAATCTCTCCGTACGCACAGTGCATGTAGGTTCGCCACTTCTTCCCTTCGGGTGACTTGCCTTCTCTGTAAGAGCCCTTCTTGTTCTCGATGTCGATCTTCAAACCTTGGAAGTCAACGAAGCCTTGGAAGGGGAACTTCTTCCTCTTCTTCTTCGGAGCCTCCACCTTTACGGGATGGAAGTCACGCTTCGCTTCTTTCCTTAGAGTCGCCGCCAGACGGCCAATGCCAGCACCCGCAAGCGTCGTTGCAGGAACTTGACGGAAGCTCGGTACACCAAGCCCTCGCGACAAGTACATAGCCGCAAAGGGCCACGCCATTCCGACGCTTGCACCTGTTGCGGCTCCTATGGCTGTACTACGAGCTATGCGACGTCTTCGCTCGCTCTCTGCAGCCGCCTTGGTGAATGCCTGTAGGACAAGAAGGTCCATCAACGAGCGACCAGCCGCAAACGCGCACGAATCGAGGAGGAGGCCGTCTTCGTCGTGTGGCCGCCGTCCTCCAGAGGCGCCGCGGAGACCTTCGAGATCCCTCCTGCTGCAGGCTCCACCACCCGGCCGAAGCCCTGCCGCTGCTGGTACGGCGGGAAGAGCTGGTCGACGATGCTTGGGGAGCCTGGGGTCTTGCCGACGGTGGTGTCGAAGATGCCTGGATCGATCATTGCCTGCTTCACCCGCTCCTCAGTCATGGGGTAGGTCTGGCCTCCCGTCTCGAAGACCAGAAACTTCTGAAGCCGCCGGTCCTGGATGATGATGGGGATACGGATGATGTTGCCGAAAGCTCCCACGTCCTGCGGCCGCGCACGGGTGCGGTTCCGAACCTGGACGTAGCCGAGAGCAGCCCCTGCCTCTGGCTCCACACGGTCGAGGACGATCTCGAGGTCGTACTCAGCGAGGAAGGGGAACTCCCGCTGAAGGGAGGAGAGGATGAACGGCGGCCACTTCTTCTCGTCGTCGGGCATCTTGACGAGTGAGGCCCGCTTCTCCCCTTCGAACAGGTCATGGACGGTGTACTCGCGGAGGAAGAGAGGCTCATGCGTGGCGATGGACATCCCGGCTGCTCCTGTTGGGTGCATCGCTAAGAATAACACCCGTTGCTGCCCGCTCCCGCGGGCCATGGTCACATATCTGTCTTGAACTTCGAGCTCGTGAACGTCCCCGCATTCACAGCAGAGATCAGAGCCTGGATGGCGGTAGTGGACTGCCCTGCAGCCGTGCCGATCAAGACGATCTCTCCCAGAGCTGCGGAGAGCATCTGGCTATAGCCATTGTCCACCAGAGCCCCTCCGCCGTTTCCCTCTCCGACAGCCACTCCGGCCTCTGTCACTGTCATAGCAGAGGATCCAGCAACAAGAGAAACCGTGGGAGCAGCGATAGTGGCAGACGTAGCTGCTGTGGCCTCAATGACCGGTGCAGTCGTTGTCGCCTTGACGGTCGCAGTCGAGTTGATGGTCGGGGCCTCAACGTCGACCTGCGCATCTGCCTCGACCTTCACAGCTCCGGGAGAGAGCTCAAGCGTGGCATTTGTCGCACCGCGAACCTCGATGCGGACTTTCCCCTTGAAGGCCAGCTCAATGTTCCCGTCCTTGTCTGCCAGCACTGCACCAGACGGTGAGAGATCATCCTCAGCCTTGTCACCGTCCTCGTAGAACTGGAGGTAGAGAACAGGGGTGTCTACGAGCTCTGAAGAAGCCGGAGCCGGACCCGCCTCTCCGGCACCTCCGTCAGCATCACCTTCGGAGCCGACAACGATCTGTCCGCCAAGACGTGCACGGACGACATGGCCCTTATGGTTCGCGTACTCCTTGGCCTTCAGGTCAAAGAGGGTGCCCTGCTTCCCTTCAGGATCCTTCTCCTCTCGGGCCACGAGCCATCGTATGGAGCCGCCGAGAGTGTCCAGCTTCCAGTTCTGACAGATGTCGTGGATGATGTGGCCACGGGCTGAGTAGATCCTTCGAGAGAGAGGAGAGGCCAGAACCTCCGTGACGCCGCCGCGTCGAACCTTGATGCCGTTACGGTTCCTTCCAATGATGCCCATGTCACCAAGATTGAACCTGGGACGGTTCATCCGGGCATTGAGCTGTGTCGGGTTCGACTCGGAACCAGGCTCTTTGCTGAAGTAGGAACGGAAGGCCACGATGAATGGCCTGGTGTTGCCTTCCGAGGGCTCTGCCATCCACACCGCAGCTCCGGGCTCCGGCATGATGAGGAAGCCTTCCCCATCTGCAGGATGGAGGTAGGGAGAGCCCAGAGGAACGTCAGGGAAGTCCCGTTCGCCGATCTCTGTACGGAGGTGGCACGTCCAGAGCATCGGGTTCACTGCGAGGATGCGCGCAGCAAGGATGCGGACGTCCGCGTAGCCGCCTCGTCCTCGACCACGATGAGGCGGGAACCGACGACGCATGGCCTACTTCCAGATCAGTGCCGCCAAACCTGCCATCTTCGGAGGCGGCGGAGTCTTTGGTGCTGTGGCAGAACGGATGGCCGCCAGACCTGCCAGACCTGTCGCCACGCCGCCTCCAATCAGAAGACCGCGCTTCGTCCCGGGCTTCATACCTCCGAGCAGGCCCTTCGACGGGGTCTTCGGAGGAGGCTTGGGCTTGGCAGCATCTGGAGTCGAAGTAGAGCTACCCCCTCCAGAAGTGGTGGAAGCGTCGGGCTTCGGCGTGGGAGTCTCAGGCTTCGGCGTAGGGGCCGATACCGTAGGAGGCTTCGACGCAGAAGCTGCGGATTGGGTACCACCAACCTGACGGGCTTTGGCCTTGTCGACGAAGTCCTGCTGGGCCTTCGCTTCAGCAGCATGCTGATCTGCGAAGTGAGTCTTTAGCTTCCCGCGAAGCTCCTCAGCCTTCCGAGCTTTGACTGCGGCCGGGTTTTCGGGGATATGGCGACGTACCAGAGGGGAATCCTTGCCACGCCCGAGCAGACCCCTGTACCCCTGTCTTGTTTGCTTGGCGATGTCCTTCTTGGCCTGTTCACGGTATTGCTCGGGGATATTGGCCGGGGCTTGTTGCTCTTTGCCCACTCCACTCACAAACTCCGCACGGCCGCGCAATCGCGCTTGTGCACGATCCATCTTCTCTGCGGTGGCAGCATCTACGCCGCCCGCGCGTCGGGCCGTAGACTTCGCCTCGTACTTCTGCACCTGCCTGTGGGCCTTCGCCGCTGCCGCCTCTCGCCGTTCCTTCAGAAGTCGGGCCTTCTCAGGTGTGGGGGCTCCTACCTTCTCATAGAGCTCGTAGACGTACTCTGCGCTCTTGACCAGCTGCTCGCGAACTCCCGGCACGAGGAAGCTGTCCGCGTCCCGCTTCGCTGCGTCAGCACCTCGTTGATGCCAGCCTCGCAGAAGACCTCCCTTGTCGGCCTTCGCCTGCCGCTTCTTCCGAAGATCACGAAGACTTCCAACCATCTGGTCGAACTCTTCGGCTGTGAAATGCCTGCCCTGCTTCAACATCACCGTCTCCCGGGAACCTTCGGAGGCTCATAGGGCTTCAGCCCGAACTCCGCACCATGAGCCAGACCAGGAATCGGATGATCTCCGTGAATGTCCGAGGCCCAGCCCTGTGCTGCACCTTCCTGGTACGTCTCCTTCAGGCGACGGTAGTTCAACCGCGCCATCCAGTCTTCCTTACCTGCCAATGGCATCTCCGTCATGGGACGGAGCTGAGGCGTATGAAGGATGGTCGGCTTCCCCTCGGCCTTGGCCTCCTCGTTGTACGCCTTCACGCGTGACAAGGGCGTGAGCTGGCCGCGCATCAGGCCGGAGTCTGGTGGAGCAGAGTTGACCATGGTGAGGTTCGTCATGGCCCTCACCACCGTCTCCACATGCCGACGACGTACGGACCCGCCATACGCCTTGGAAACCTCAGTAGTCAGGTAGTCACGAACCCGCCCCATGCTCCTGGTCTGCTGCAGGAGCTCATGCGGATTGATGGAGCCGGAGGAGAGTGGATCACCCTTCTTGACATGCACACCCTTTCGGATGCTCGGCAGCACCTTCCCTTCGATGACACGGTGCGTCTTCCCTTCGATGACAACGTCGTAGCCTCCGAGAGGATTCTGTCGGACCAGGGACACCTGGCCGGAGACCGTCGCCAAGGCCGCAGATCCTGGAAGCCTCTTCGGAACAAAGAAGAGCTGCTTCACCCGCTGGAAGGCATCCACGACACCATCGTTGCCGACCGATCCACCGGTATGGAAGGTGTTGTGAGTGCGAACCCCGTTCGACGAGAAAGCCCTCGTCTCTGTAGCGATGTCGTACACGAAGCCCCCTCCGTATTCAACCTCTTGCACGGCAGATACCTGTTCGTAATCGTCGAACTCAGAGTTGAGGCTTGTCCGAAGCGGGTGGCCCTTCACAGACGGCAAAGGCTCATAGAGGGCTGCATTGACGCGGTAGCCTTGGTTCTGAGAGGTACCTCTCCACGGGGTTTTGTAGAGACTCGCCACTCCGTCTATCGCGCGTACAAGCTCTGCAACCTGAGACGCGAGAGTCCAGCTCGTAGTGTCGAAAGAGAAGCGTGTCTCACCTGGGTCGCAAGTACCGTCTCCGTCGTAGTATCCCGCCAAAAACTCCATGATGGATTCCTTCGACATCGCAAGGAATCCGGGAGGAAGCTGCTTCTCAGATGCCTTGCTTCCGCAGCCCCATAGTCGCTGGCAAAGCTCTACATCTCCAAAGATGATGTTCTTGCCAGAGACATGGTACGAGATGCCCGCTTCATCGAGCTCCTGGAGGATCTGGTCGTGAATCACTCCAGGCTTCTGAGTAATGATCAGTGAGTGGAGCTTCCGGTAGTTCGTGTGACTACGCTTGACCCGTCGCTGCGTTCCCTCTTCCAGTCGGAGAGTCTTGTTCTTCTCATGGCGGAAGCACCCTTCTGCGAGCCACATACCCATCAGGTACGGAGGCATCGGAAGCTCGAAAGGCACGGTGTCTTTGGGCGCCTCCGAGACTCCGATCAGCAGGCCCTGGAGATTCTCTGTGTAGACCACCCGCTCCTGGCCCCGCTCGTACTCACCCTTCCGGACCGTGAAACGATGGTCGCACTCCACGCATCGGAGCGTGACCATGTCCTCGCCTCTGCGCTGGTGCCGGCTGTTGAACTTGTGAGGCTCCTCACACCCGCAAGAGGTACACGCAGGAGCGTTCTGGCGGGCCCAGTTCGGATGGTTCCCCTGCGATACGAAGGCACGTCCCGATGATGTACGAGAGATGTACATCTCGTCATCCTGCTGATGTCTCTGGATCGTACGAATCCTCGTCCACCCGGTCTGGTCCCATACCTCCAAACCTGGCGTTGCCTTCGTCTCGATTCGCGTATGTCCGGGGTCGTCATCCACGCGAACCGTACCGGGAATGGACTGCCAGAGCTGCTCCAGAGAGCAGGTAAAGATGTCCTCCCCGGCGCGTATACGGACCAAGTTCCCTGCAGCGTTGCACCGCATGGTGAGCTGTGTGACCGGTTCTCCCAGCGCGTGGCCAGAGATGACCCCCACGTTGGTACCTACATCGTGATGCTTCCCTCGCTCGGAGAGGCCGAGGCAGTGCTGGCAGATCCCCTTCGACATCTTGCAGTGCAAGGGTGAACGGACGTGTGCCTCCTTGACTCCAGAGTTCCGCATCCGGGTCAGGAGTGGCGAGGTCAGAAGCGTGCCTGCCTGAATGGTCGTGCCATCCTTCAACTTGACCGGGGTGATGAGGTACCTGTCCGCCGTGTCCACGCTCGCGGTTGGCATCTTCGTGCCACGCGTAGAGCCGCAGTCCTCGGCCGAGACCTTGTAGTCGATGACGGTGTTGATGATGTCCTTAGTCAGGGCACCAGGGTCTCGCGTACCTGCTGCGCGGTCCAGGGTTCCCTTTCGGGCTCCGTGCATCGCGGCCATGTACTGCGAGATGGGAAGACCCTCGCCGTAAGACTTCGTGAGCGGGACAGGGACTGGACGCTTCTCCGGATCGGTGACGAGCATCGGGCCGAAGACCATCTGGCCAAACTGGTTCCAACCACCACGGCCGCCGGACTGTGCCCACTCGTAGACACGGTTCTTGCTCTTGCCGTACATCTCCATGCCAGCAGCCTTGAGTTCCGCCTGAGCCTTGGCATAGAGCGCGACGATGGCCTTGTCCTTCTGACGACGAGACTTCCGGGAGGACCGGATCTCTGCCTCCTTGCGCTTGTACTTGGCGAGGATGCGATCCCGGGCCCTCTTCCCATCGTGGAAGTCGTTGAGGGAGAACGAAGCTCCGGCAGTGAAGGAGACCCGATTCCCCTGGTCCTTCCAGGCATTGACGGCCACGCCGAACTGCTTCGGATGCTTCCGAGCCACATCCGTGAGGAATGCCTTCATCCCTTTCTTGTCGAGCTTGAAGTTCTTGTCGTACAAGAGCCGCGCATCATCTCGCATGGCGGGCGGGAGTCTGGAAGCAAGCTCAAGACGGCCAGGCGTGGTCTTCTTGCCGTCGATGGTGATGACGTCCGAGGGCTTGAGCTCGCCCTTCCGCAGCATGGTAACGGCCTGCTGCCGGGTGGTTCCCTTCGGTACTGTGACAGGACGGCCCCACTTCGTGGACAGGTAGATCCCGTGGAGGGAGTCCTGTGAGGGGGTCGGCATCAGTCCGAAGTGGGTCGGGCTGAACAGGTTCTTCGAGGGCAGGAGCTTCTGGGCCTCGTCCTTTGCCTCTTCAGAGGCCGGTACGAAGAGGCCCATCTTGTCGCCGTCGAAGTCCGCGTTGAAGCCGCCCGTGACGAGCGGATGGATCTGGATGGACTTCCCGCTCACGAGCTTCGGCTTGAACCCCATGACAGAGAACTTGTGCAGGGCAGGGTCACGCTTCATCAGTACGGGACGATCTGCCACTGCACGCTTCAAGGCGTGAAGGGTCCGAGGATCGTTCTTGTCGATGAGCTTGTCGGCATCAAGAGGGGCCGTTCCCTCCCGTACGAGCTCTCGGACGACGAAGGGGCGATACATCTCCATCGCCATGGGGATGGGAATACCGACCTCGTCGAGGCCCATGTCTGGCTCAGGGATGATGACCGAGCGGCCGGAGAGATCCTGTCGCCTACCGAGGACTCCCGACTGGAACAGGGAGTGCTTCGGCTGGCCTACGCCCTGCACCTTGCCGATGAGCCTCTCCATCAGTCCGCGGTGGTGGCGGCCGCCGATGGAAGTACCCGTCATCCGCAGCCCCGCGGTGGCCTGGTACAGGTGGGCCTTTGACTTCTGAAGCTCTGACCTCGGAGTCGAAGGGTCTGCGTTCTTCAACGCGGCATTGGCCTGGCCGACTGAGAGGTACAGGCCGTTGAGGTCATCGAGGATCTGCTTCCCATCCAGACCGATGGAGATCTTCCTCATCGTCGGCGGAATGACAGGTACAACCTTGCTGGTGTACGCATCCACCGGAGAGACCTTCAGCTTCTTCAAGGCTTGAAGGTACTTGACCTTCTTCCGAGCCTTGTTGAGCTTGGACTCCGTGAGCTTCGGGAGCTGAGCCTGAGTAGCTGCCAGCTCGCGGTCTACGTTGATGGCCCCGAGCCGCTGGTTGATGACGTCGAAACCAGAGGAGCCGTCCTTCTGGAGCTTCGGACCTACGAGCTCTTTGTACTGCCTGTCCGTGATGCCAAGCAGGGATTGGATAGCTCCCTGGAACATCGGGTTCGGCATGCGCTCTTGCAGCTTGATGTGTCCCCAGTAAGGGCCATCCATTCCGCCCGTGACTCGTGGATCAAAGAGACCGCGTGCCTCTTCGAGAGTGCGTGCGCCCTTCGCGTACAGCGCCTTGTGGGGCATCTTGATCTCGCCATTGGAGATGGCGAGAGCCTGCTTATCCGTGAGCGGGGAGATGACGTAGTTGTTGCCCTTCTTCTCGGTATCGATACCCATCGCCCGCATGTACGAGAGCATGTTGGTCATGCCTCGCGTCGGCTTCGGCGGAGGCAATGGACGGCCGAGCATCACGGCATCCCACACCTCTTCCTGGTCACCATCGGACTTGATGGTCTGAGCGTCTCGGAGGTTGTGCTTCGCTCCGTGTGCGAGGAGGGCATAGGTCGCCAAGGCATCCATCTTCTGGCCACCACCAGGAATGCCAGAGCCTGCAGGGGCTGCGCCGGAGGAGGTGTAAGTCCCGTAAGAACGCGCAGTCATGGCTTTATCCACCATGTGGTGGAGCTTCATGATGTACTGCTCACCCGTCAGTACTTGCCCGATGGGCTTCCCTGTCGCAGGATCGATGACCTCTTCGGTGTCTGAGAGGCCGTGCTTCTTCAGAGCATCCTTGACCTGCTGAGTATGGTCCACACCCGCTGCGAAGTTCTCGACCACGAAAGGCTTGCCAGTCTTCCGCGCGATCTTGCTTGCAGCAGTCTCCAACACCTGACCAAGGTTCATCCGAGAGACGACTGTGGCAGGATTGAACAAAACGTCCAGCGGCTTGCCATCCTTCGTTCGTGGCATCTCCTTGTCTGGAACCACGCGCCCGACCACACCCTTGTTCCCGTAGCGACCTGCGAGCTTGTCGCCGATGGTCATAGGCTCTTCGGTCTTCACATGGACAGTGACCTTCTTCCCGGCACGAGTGACCTTGACCACCGTGCCTGGATAGTCATGGTGCCAGACAACGGAGCGGTCGCGGTAGTCGCGAACCAGAGACCGATGGATGCTCTTGAGAATCGCATCCTCTTTGGTCTGCTGCGAAGGCGACAAGACGGCGATGAGGACGTCACCGTCCACCACCTTCGTGCCGACATTTACGATGCCCGCATCATCGAGCTTCGCGAGCTTGTCAGCAGTCGTACGCTCCGGCAAAGCGTAGTCCACCCACTTTGCCTTGGAGCCCGGCTTCCCACCAAGCATGCCGGTATAGAACGTCACCGACTCCTTATGCAAATGTGAGGATGTGAGCTTCTTCGATGCCGACTCAGAAATGACCACTGAGTCCTCGAATGTCAGCCCCTTCCATGGGATGTAGGCCGTCCGGAGGTTTTTCCCCATGGCCAGGGTGCCGCCCTTCGTAAACGACGTATCTGCGAGGAGATCTCCCTCCTTCACCTTCTGGCCCTTCTTCACCACAGGCTCTGCGTGAATCATCCCCTTCTTCCCGTTGAGAGGGAAGTGGTTGTAGATGGGTACTTTTACTGCCTTTCCTCCTGAGGATGGACGGATAAAGATAGCATCCTTCGTCACCCGTGTGATCGTTCCTGCCACCGGAGACCGATGAGAGGAGGTCGTACCGAGGGCTGACTCGAAAGTCATCTTGCCATCGGTCTTCGTCTGAACAAGCGGGGCCTCTCGATCTTTGAGTGCGACTGCCTGCTCCTGCATCTTGGAGCCGGTCATGGTCCTGTTCCCGGAGTTGCTACCCAGGAACGGGATGAGGTTCGCAGAAAAAGAGAGCAGAGCCTTCGAGGAAGGGAGGATGTAACGGACCTGTGCCCAGGGGCGAGAAGACGTACCCCGCTCCGAGTCGTAGCAGACCACATCCCGGGAGACTGGTGTGGGGCGGCCGTTCGTCCACTTCACCTGGTCCGGATATGCGACGTTCTCCCGCTCGAGATCGGCAGGGGTGGCCAGGACCCAGTCCTTCTTCTTCCGGTCGTAGACCTTGGTGTTCAGTTCGTGGCCTGGCGAGACGCGGGACTTGCCCTTCTGCTGCTTGGCTGGTGTGAGCTGGACTCCGAGAGGGAGATGCAGGGCGATACCCGTTTCATCGGAGTTCCCTGACCAGAATCCTACCTTTCCGGGCATCCGGCAGTAAAGGAGGCCTCCTGGAACAGTCGCGCAGTAGACTTGCCCTGAGTACTTCTTCCTGTGGTATCTCGAAGGGTAGTTGGGGTGGCGTGGGGTGGCCGTACGATAGCGATGCTGCAGGAGTCGTACCTCATAGACGTCGAGATACCGATCTTCGCGGTTGTCCTCATAGCGGGAGATCTTGGTCGGGTAGCCGAGCGAGACTGCCAGACGTTCTACGTCTATGGCCAGTTGAGGACTGGTAGTCGTGTAGACCTGCTGCTCGTAAGAGCGGCCGTCCTTACGAACGGAACCAATACGGCCGTCTCCAAGAAGAAGAGCCTCCAACAAGGCCTCTCGCGCTTCCGTAGTGGCATCGAAGAAGTAGTCTGGGATGAACTTCTCGTGAGCTTTTCCGAACTGCCGGAGGTAGTGCGCAAGTTGCTTGGTCGAGATGCCGAAGCTCTTCCCTTCTCCATCCCAATGCCAGTTGAAAGGCAACCGATCCAGAAGGGCTTCGATCGCTTCGTACTCCGCCAGATTCTTCCATGCGACTTGAGCGATGCGTACGTTGTAGCGGCTTTTGTCTTCTCGGTAATGAACCGTACCTTCGGACAGGAACCAGCCCATGAACTCTGCCCAATCTTCGATGTCGATGGGCTCTTCAACATTCTTTGAGGAGTTGTTCCCCGGCACAACAGGGAGAGTGAACTCGCGAAGTTCTCCTTCGGCGGGACTGTGTCCTGTGTCGAAACGGCGCGTTTTGCCGTGCACCCGGCTCGCAGTCGAGAATCGCCAAGATGAGGGACCGCTCACGGTGTCAACCCACATCCGGTGATTGGGAGTCACCTCATAGGAGATCTTGCCATGCTCGAGGCAGTAGAGGTCTCCGGAGTAGGGGCCCCTGTGAACCCGGACCGCCGCCTGGAAGAAGGTCTTCCCCTCTTGGCGGCACAGGAACTCCGTATCGTTTGCGGTCTGGTCCCAGCGGATCCAGCCCTCCTTCGTGAAGACTTCGGCATGCCCCGGCCAGCACTCTGGGGTCTGGATAGGATCAAGAAACCCCAGATGGGTGGGGTTGATCTGCTTGTCTTTGTCCAGATTCACGCGCGTGGAGCCGACACCGCCGAAGGCCGCACCTCGAATGGTGGTCCGCATGTGACCGGAGAGGAACTGGAGCGGGTTGGTCTGATCAGGCCGCTGGGCGTGGTCGAAGACGCCATGCACAACCTTGTTGAAGAGGCTGGCCGAGATGATGTCCGAGATGCGGGCGTCCTCGCGGTCGATCTTCGAGAGCACCTTTCGCCGCAGGTCACGAGACTGCTTCCGGATGGACTCGATGATGAAGTCCTCTGTGGTCGCGAGGTACTTCGTCGACAGAGACTGGCGATCATCAGGGCGCTCATCAATCGGCGGCGCGTCCTTGGAGCGGCCCTTCTGAATCTTCAGGAGCCGCTTCGAGGAGAGGAGAAGGTTCTCGCCGTTGACGTTGGAGTACTCCTTGCCGAAGACGGACTTCATGGCATCCGGCCACACCTCCGTCTCCTCGGTGAAGTACTTCCGCAGAAGGGCCACCTTCTGCTCATGCGTGGCCCGCTTCTGTCCTGGAGGCATGAGACGAAGGGCCGTGAACGCCTTGGTGACATCCCGCTCCCTCCTTCCGGCCCGTTGGTTCGCAGCAAAGACGGCCTCACCCCATGTCTGCCGCATCTTGGCATCAGAGACTCCGAGAGCCTGAAGGATGGGGTGCATCGGGACGTTCGAGGTCCCGAAGCGCATGAGGAACCGACCCTTCTTCGGCTCGTAGGTGATGTCGAAGCCCAGGCCTCGGGCGAGGTTCCACCGGGCCTGGATGTCTCCGTTGTTGGCGATGCGGTGGTACGGTCGCGGCTTGGAGCGGAAGAGGCTGTCGTGCTGCCGTTCCTGTCCGGCGATGATGTAGCTGTAGCGGCTCGTGATCTTCGGAAGGCGGAGGATGACCAAGGACTGTTGATCTACGGGCTTCCCTGTGGACTTGTCTACGAGCCGGAGCGTGGCCCGGACAGGAACGCCCCAGGTACGGCCCTTGGCCTTCGCATGAGCCTGGGCCTCGATGTTGTCTGTGTGATGCAGATCTGCTGGGAGCCTGGCCTGATCTTCGACCTTGATGTCTACGAGCTCGAGGCGGCGAGTACGGCCTTCGAAGGGGAACTGCTGACGGATCTCTGCCGTGGTCCGGGTCTTGATGCTCTCAAAGAGTGCGCGGGTGTCGAGCTTCGCCATTGCTCTAAGGTATCGCGGTTTCCGCCATAAGGGCAGTAACGGTCCAAACCCATAAGGAGGACGTTCTGAGCCGTAAACTGAGTCCCGCAAGGGGCATGCTGACGCCTGCATGGGGAGAGGTCTTCTCTCGCCTCATGCTACATCTGGTGGAAGGACCCACTGTGCCAGACAACCCTGTGACTACCTCGGTGAAGGAGGCACAGCGTGACGCCGTTTCAATGGCTGCTCGTACTGTCGTTCGTAAGCGGAGCTCTTAGCTTCACGCGCGACTACGGGAACAGCGAGCTGAAACGGCTCGAGGAAGAGGATGAGCCGGAGGAGGGGTAGACACCCGCCGAGGGGGCCAAGTCCTCTGGAGAGGCTGAGGAGGGCAAAGACGTTCCCTCCTGAGGCAGGCCACATCGAGCTTGACGGTCCCGGAGCATCGGCCGATCTGAGCGTGGTCTTCTGTCCCATCCTGAAGTGGGATGGAGGGGCTCCCTACTGCAATCGTGTGGATTGCGGCCGGTGCCCGGTCCTACGACGCTTCCTCGATGAAGAAGTGCCAGAGTTCCTCTGGCTATGCACGGTCTGCAGCTCAGAGCTGCGCGTGCTTCCCTACTGGACCGATGGTTCATGCGAAGACTGCGGACTGGAGCTCTCCGCCCTGGTCCTCGCAGTGCCTTTCCCTACAAGGAGATCCCATGATCAACCATGAACTCATGACTGACGATCAGCGGCGATGGATGGACTTCGCAACTACTCTTCGAACCCGCAAGGACTACGAGAGCCTGAGCGTAGACGACAAGAGGCTCATTCGAGATGTAAGGGGCACCTTCGCTCCCAGCTTCTCGTTCCCCTGGGAGATGACCTCTACAGACCGCGTAGGGTCCGGACACGATCAGCCTTCCGCAAAGCCCCAGTAGGTCCAAAGTCCGAGGGTTGGGGCTTCCGGCTGTACTGGTGCCGGAACTGCTCTATCTGAGCAGGAGCTTGGACCTTGCCTGCGCGGGCAAGAGCCGCAGGATTCGCCTGTAATCGAGCGATGTAGGCCTGTTGAGCTGCCCCCACGGCCCCTGTCGGGCCGTGGGGGTCTACTGTCAGGTCTCCGGCCCCCATGAACTTCCGCATGCGCTTCATTTTAGGGGTCTGCCCTGTAGTAGCCTCTGCAGTCTGAGTCCGAGTCGTAGGAAGAAAATCGATGATCTTGGTCTTCCCTGCAGGAGTGGTCCTCACATTCGAAGGATTGAGTGCCACATCGCCCAAGAGCTTCTTCTGGCCCATACCCAGTACGTTGCCTCTCAGGTTGGCCCCTTCTCTCCAGGAAACAGGCATGGAAGAGTTCAGACCCGTATTACCAGGGGGAGGAGGATGAGGTACACCCGACCGACCCGGAACGTACTCGTTGATCGTGTAGGGAGTCCCGCCCCTCCCCTTCCGGATCTTGCTGCTGTGTACCTTGGCCACGTGGGGATGGTTTTTGGCACGGCGAAGCATGTTGTGCTTCTCTCCGATCAACTCCTTGTCATAGAGTGCAGAGCCACGATCATACGCTTTCCGCACAGTCACCTTGCCGGGCGCATCCTTAGCTCCTACAACCAACGTCCCCACGCCTTCAGCTCCGTGTCCGAGGTGCTGGATCTGAGTTCCTTGTGGAGAGATCTTGAGCTTCCCGGCCGCATGAAGTCGGGCAACTTCACGCTCTATGGCTGCGATATCTCCTCGACGCGCGAGCCGGCGCAGGTTCTTGAGGTATGCCCGTCCTGCCACCTTCTCGTACAGGTCGTAGATGTATTCCGCAGACTTGTAGTGCATGGTTCTCTCAAGTTTGCCGTGCAGGATCACGCCGTTGCGCACGCTGCGAAGGCTGCGGCATCTGATTCGCGTTCATGGGATCGGTGTTCGCGCCTTGATCGTTCATGAGCTGAACAACGAGGCGATACAGGTTGGGGTTTTCCATCTGCATGCGCTGCATCTCCTGATACATCGCCTGCTCCCCGCCCTCTTCCTTCACCTGCCGCAGGTACGAAGCTGCGCGCTGTGCCACATAGGTGAGGTCGAAGCCGCCTTGCTGGCCCGCATTGATGGGAGACTCCATCCCGGCCATGGCCGTAGGCACGGCCGACTCGTTCGGAGCCTGAGCATTCTCGGCATTCACAGAGCCTTCGGAGGCTCCAGCAGGCTGCTCCTGGCCCTGCTCCTGGCCTTGCTGGGGTTGGGCCTCTTGTCCCTGCTGCGGCTGCTGTTCCTGCCCAGGAGCGCCCCCAGCGCCCTGCTGCTGTGCCATCTGAGCTTCCATCTGGGCACGCATCTGTGCGGCCATCTGGAGCTCCTGGACCTTGGCCTGGTACCTCCCTGTCCGGAGCTGTGCTGCGCCCTGCACGTCTGCGGCCGCGAGCTGCATCTTCCGCTGCGTGTCGATCTGCTTGTTGAGCTCCTCGCCCATCCTCTTGTTCTCGAGGTCGAAGTCTTCCCCGATATCTTCGAGGAGACGTCGGTCGGAGATCTTCTGTGCCTGGTTGAGCTGGAAGAGGAACATCGACCGCTGCAGGTCGTCGGCCATCTTGAACTTGCCGAAGGCGAACGGCACCTTGGGCCACTGCATATGGGAGGAGAGCTTCTCCACCACCCAGTCCATCAGGCCGTAGCGATCCTCGTTGTAGCCGAGGAAGGTGTTCTCCAGGCCGCGCAGAGCTGTGTTCGAAGCCGACCACTGCAGACCGCCCATGACGAACTCTGGCGGGATCCCCATACCGCTGAGCATCTGCTCGGCGAAGAGGCGGAACTCGTGATGGAGGATGAGAGCCTTGGCTGTGCCGCCAAGCTGCTGGTACCCCATGTTGACCGGCAGGATGGGGATGTAGTTCGGGTCACGCCGCCAGACATTGATCTCGGCATCGATCTTCGACTTCCACGCTCCCAGGTTGTAGGCACTGTACGGCTTGTCGTTCCCGCCTGTGGAGGGGCCGGGGAAGATCATCCGAAGGGGCACCGTATGCTCCATCATCAGAGCTTCCTGTGCCTTCTTCAGGACCTGAAGGTAGAACGCATCCTTGAGGAGTGGGTAAATGAGGGGCGATCCCCAGCCCATGTCCTTGGTGGCCACAGTGGGACGCTTCAGATGGAAGATGCTCCCATCCTTGAAGAGAAGCGCCTTCCCTCGACGGGCGGCCTCCAGGAACGGAGCCGGAAGCGTTTCGATGGTCTCCCTGTCCCCGAGCTTGATGTCATTCCGGATACGACGAGGCAGGCGGTAGTAGTACCTGTTGGCCCCGGTGACATCGTTGTGCTTGATGTCGATGTTCTCAGGATTCCACCTGACGATTCGGATACGGCGAACGCTTCGAGGGTAGTAATCGTGCTGCTTGGCCGGGCCGACATACCGGCAGCTGGTACAACGAAGATGGAAGCGGCCTGACCGCCACTTGTAGAGGCTGCGGTTGGTACGGGCACGGAACTGCATGTCGCACTTGCGGCAGCCCAGGTACTTCTCCAGTCCGAAGAGGACTGAGGTGAAGGAGTTGCCGTAGACGTTGTAGTCGAGACCTGTCTCGACCTGGAACTGCCGGAACCGGAGCCTACGCTCCACATCCTTGTAGAGCCGGAGGACCTGCTCATCCTCGGTCTGCCAGATGATGGGCGTGACCGAGTACTCCGACATCTTCCTGCAGCCGACGTTCACCACTGGGTTCGTCAGGAAGTAGAAGCGACACCAGATTTGAAGCTGATGTACGTTCTCGGGAAGGAACTGCTGCGCGACATCGAAGAAGGGGGATGGGTAGCGAATCCCAAAGCCACGAGAGCCAAGGAAGTTGGTTGAGGGCCGCTGGTTGTAGCGGTTCTGCTGTGCTCCGGAGAGGAAATGCGTACCCATCACTCAGCCTTCTTGCGGGCCCTGAACTTCTCAACCCCAGACTTCACAGCCTTCCCTGTACCGCTAACACCTCGTCCCGCTGCGCCTCCTGCGGACTCTCCTGCCATCGAGGCAAGCATGCCTGCCGTCATACCCACCCGCATACCGGCAACATCTGCAGCAGCCCCGCCTACAGCTCTCCCTGCCCGCTCGAGCTTAGACCGCTGCCTTCCGGTGTGGGGGTCTTCCTTCTTCAGGTTCTCCCGAGCACTGACGGCTGTAAGAGGGGCCGCTACGGCCATGGTGCCTGGGCGGGCACGGTTGAGAGTGTTGAAGGTCTTCCGGACCTTGTCTGGTCCTTCGTACTTCGCCACGTTGGAGAGGAGTCCTGCACGGCGGGCCTTGTCCCGTAGACGGGTTCCAGTGTGGAAGTCGGCGGTGTACTTGTGCTTGCCCTTCTTCTTCCCCCGAAGGAACTCGAGCGCGTCCCGATCACCCGTTCCCGTTGCGTGCTCCTGTACCCGCTCTTTGAGATCGTTCTTGGAGCCTTTGAAGATGCGCTCCCGTCCTCCCGCAGAGGTAGTGGTGTGGATGTCCCCACCCATATTCGTCGTCGCCTTGAAGCCCTTGCGGATGTTCTCAGGCCACTTCTTGGGAGAGGCCATCTGCTGACCCATCCACTTCACCTGCTGGCCCATCCGACGAGGAGAGAAGAAGGCCACCTTCTCAGCCTCAGGAAGCATCTTCGAAGTCTGAACCTTGTACTGCTCCCGCCGGTACCCGACGTACTGTAGAGCTACGAGGATGTGTGCCACGCAGCGATCTGTCTGGCTCTCACGAAGCACGATGGTCGGGTTGCCGAGTACCTGTTCCAGCCGCGCTTCGACCCGATCCGTCGGGTTCTTGGAAAAGAATCGTAGGTTTTTACCCCACTTCTTCACCAGGTCCGGGTTCGGCTTCCACGATCCCAAACTCGTAGCGTCCCACCGTTCAGTGCAGACGTCACAGGTCGCGTCATCGAAGATGATCTCAGCTTCGTTGCCACAATCCTTGCACTTGTAGTTCCGTCCTTCTGCGAACTGAGCTGCGAAGGCAAGCGCACCCGGAAGGTACCACACGCCCTGGGTCAGTGCCTGCGCAGCCACGTACCGTGCAACCTCCTCGGAGAATGAGGGGTTTTGGTGCACTTTCTTCAGGAGCTTCCGCAAGGATATGGCGATATCTACCGCAACCATCATCTGAGCAACAGTCAGATCCTGATGCGCCGAAGGGTTCGGGATGTTGTTGTTGAGGGGATTGCAGAGGAAGTGGAACGTCGGCCAGTCCCTCCAGAACCCATCAGAGTTCGAGAGGGCGGCGGCGGCAAGGGCCTTATGGAGGTTGATCTCTACGAGCTCCTGCCCACTCCCTACAAGCAGCTGTTCCAGTGAGATGCGGAGCGTAGAGGCAGACCACTCCACCCAGCTCATGCCGTAGCGGCGTGAGAGTCCTGCGAAGAGAGCAAGCGGATGAGCCTGCTCATCTCCCAGCAGCTCTGGGAGGGGGGTGGCCATACTGACTACCCGTCGTGCCGGTTGGCCATCCGAGCCATCAGGCGCTGGCTGTGCTCCGGCTGGCTCGTGAAGGTCTCCACCGGGCCTGCCTTGAACTTCTGCCACAGCTCATCGGTGAAGGTGGACGTGAAGATCTCTCTGGCCTCTGGATTCGCTGCGAGCATCTCCAGCTGGGTCGCATTCGTGTAGTCCGCGCCCGAAGTCCAGCTCCACTCCGCCTCCTTCGGCGGAGCATCGTAGACGCACAGGTAGGGGTCCGCGAGCTTCTCGCCGTAGCGATCACCACCCCGCCACCGCAGCCCCGCATTCGCATCGAGCTGGAAGACGAGACGGGCGACCTCATCGGGATGAAGCGCAGAGGCGACCTTGGCGAGGCGCTGGTACTCCGTTCGCAGCTCCTCCCCTCGGACGTAGTCGAGTCGTCGCTTCATGTGAGAGGCGAACTTCTCACTGAGCTGGGTACCTGTGTACCTGTGAATGTGTCGCGGAACCTGCATGGTCGGGATGAACTCGGCCGTCTTCGAGATCCGAAGGGCCATGGCCCGCTTCTCGTGCGGCTGGAGATCCGGCCACTTCTCCTTCGCCGAAGACAAAAGGTTGAAGCCGGCCAGCTTCGCCGCCACAGGCGAAGTCACAGAGCGCCGAGGGGGCCGGTGGTAGACCCGTCGCTCATCGATGACGTCCTTGTTGGAGATGAGCTCGAGCGACGCGAGCTTCGAAACTTCATCAGGGATGGGTACGCCTTGGTAGGCGGCCGAGTGGCGAAGGTTCACAGCAGCGGTCTTGAGCGCGGCCGCGCCCAGGAACCCCTGAGCCTGCGTCAGGTAGAACATCGAGACCGCGGTGTTCCCGGCATCGTGAGAAGCGTACTTGCGTACCTCCTCTCCGCTCTTGGGATCTCGCAGGATGAGAGCGAAGTCGCGGTCCAAGGCCTCGGCGGGCTCCACCCAGGCGGCCGTCTTGAGGAACTCCGGCGGAGCTCCCAGGGCAGTCATCAGGCTCTGGCCGTGATCGTCAGCGAAGTCGAGAACAGGCATGGGCACCTCGTGTTGAACCTAACATATCGTCCGCAACTCCGTCATAAGCGCGCTGCCAACCAAAGGAGGGCTTTAGCGTTGAGCTATGACGAGCGCTTCGGAAGCAACAGAACTACCACCACCAGACAGGAGAAGCCCCCGTGCTTCGGGGATGAGTACGAAGAAGATCATCCGGACTGCCTCGCATGCCCTGTGCGGCGCGGATGCAAGGTCCTGACGGCCCAACGGGATCGGAGGAAGGCTGCAGAGCGGCAGCGGACGCAGAAGACCACGAATCGGCCCAATCGAGGGAATCGAGGGTCGTCCCGGACAACAAGTGGCCGGCAACTCCCTGCGAGAAGACACACGACGTCTACGGCCTTAGAGGAAGTAGACCACGGCGAGGATGTGTCCTTCTTCGGGGCACTGGCCATCAACGCAGGACTCTCCTCCGTCGGCGCAGGACTGAAGGAGGCGCAGTATGCCGTCGACAGCATTCCGCGCGTGGCCTACCCCGACCCCCTCGCTGCTGCGATCCGGCGAGGAAAGAAGAGGGCACAAGAGGAATGAGGCTGGCCCGCCTGGAATCTGACAAGGCCTACATCGGGAACGACCTTTACCTCCCGAAGTCAGCTTTCGGGCGGGCTCCTCTCCAGAGGATGCTGACCTTCCCTGACTTCCAAGGAGAAGATCGAGTACTTCTGGTAGAGCACAAACACCACCTGGAAGTGCCGAGGAACTCCGTAAGAGCCGAGATTATCGAGCAGATGAAGGTCGAGCTCGTAGATCTTCGACCGCAGCGGTTCGCACCGGTAGACATGAAACCGAAGGCCGGTTTCACACTACTCCAGCACCAGATCCCGGCCTGGGCAGCGATGGTCGCATGGGATGAGGATCTCACTCTCCGTCTGGACACAGGCCGAGGGAAGACCATCATGGGCTGGAGACTCTCGTGCGAGACACCTGGTCCGACCCTTGTGGTGTCCGCACAGGCCGCCCACCTGGAGAACTGGACCATCGAGCTTCGAGAGTGGTTCGACTATCGAGGGAAGGTCGGCTGGATCGACAAGGACAAGATGGACTGGAAGTGCGGGGTTGTGCTGTGCACCATTCAGACCTTGGCGAAGAGGGCTCAGGCTGGGGCCCTGCCTCCGGGCTTCGCTCGTCGCTTTGGGCTCATCATCTTCGATGAGGTGCATCACCAAGCTGCGAAGTGGTTCTGCGTAGGGAGCAACGTCACCAGTGGGCGACGACTCGGTCTAACGGCGACCTTGAAGCGTAGGGACCGATGCGAGGGCATCGTGACAGCTCACATCGGCCCTGTGGTCTACGACGATCCTGCCGAAGATGCCCTCATCCCTGAAGTGTGGGTGTGGGAGACAGGGATAGACCTCACAGACGATCCTGAGATCCTGGACTGTCTGGGTCAACCCAATGTCTCACGACTTCGAAGCCGGCTCGGCGAGATGTCGCGTCGGAACACGCAGATCGTCGGACAGATACGAAAGCGCCTCAAAGAGGGGCACAAGGTCTACCTGCTCAGTCATATCCGTGAGCATCTTGATCTCTTAGTCAGGATGCTGCGAGAGCATGGTGTGGGTGTGGGGCACATCCAGCGAGAGCAGGGAGCCGAGGAGCGACTTCGGCAGCTGAACCTGGCCGAGGTGACGGCCACTACGGTTCATCTGGGGAAGGAGGCATACAACCGGAAGGCTCTGAGTGCATTGGTGATGGCCTCGCCCATAGGGGCGGACAACCACGCAGCTACAGAGTGGATTCAGGCCGCAGGCAGGATTCTTAGGCCCATGACAGGGAAGAAGGATCCTGTCATCGACCTGTTCATGGACAGCAATACCAACCAGAGCCGAGGACTTACCTACTCGGTTCTCGCATGGTGCCGGCAACACAAGTGGCCGGAGAAGGGAGACCGATGGAGAAGAACGAGAACTACATGGAAGACCTGATCGGTGTGCGCGTGGGCGCGTACTACTACATCGGGAAAGCGAAGGGAGACTTCAAGCGGCAGCGGAAGAACTTCCGGGAAGGTGCGTGCGTTGAGCTGGTGGATGCCTTGGAGCTCATCGTGCAGCACGTCCCTGACAAGGGGACCATCAAGACGAACATCCACCCCATCCCCATCCCGCCGATGGCCGGTCCTACGGATTTGCCCGTCAACGCGGACATCTTCCTTGACCTGAGGCGGAACGAGAGCATCTGCGGACTCTACAAGACGTGCATCGAGAAGCCGCCTCGTCGAGCAGAGAAGCCGGCCCGTGAGTCACCCATCCTTCGGCCACCGCCTGGGACACGAGTACGCAACGAGCCTACCAACCGCTGGACCGCTGGGCACTTCGTCAACATCGACCCAACTCGATGAGCTCCGCCCTCGCCCATTTCGCTCCGTCTGTCGGGCTCCCGGCCTTGGTGAGCCTGCGAGACGAGTACCGGGACTGTCAGAAGTGTCCTTCGCTCTGTGCCAACCGAAACCAGATCGTCTTCGGCAGTGGAAGTGCCTCGGCTTCGCTAATGGTGATCGGTCAGGCTCCGGGATCTATTGGAGATGGGATGGGAGAGTCCTTCCGAGGGCCCGCCGGAGAGCTCCTCATGGATCTCATTCTCAATGTGTGGCCCGACCGAGAGGTCGTTGAGTCGATCAGGGAGATCGAGAACGAGGCCGAATACTTCGATGCCGCCAGAGACCTGCTCGACGAGTACATCTACTGGACGAATATCGTGATGTGCTTCCCAGAGGACAACAGGTCGCCTTCGAGGAATGAAGTGAAGGCGTGCAGGGAACGGCTCCAGCGAGCCATCTATGCGGTGGACCCGAAGCTCATCATCGCCACAGGAAAGACGGCAGCGAGTGCCCTGGTCGGCAAGATGGTGCCGATTACCCATAAGCGCGGCAGGATCTTCGACATCTCTGTCCCCTCTCCTCCCACAGGCGTGGCTGTTCGCTACCCGATGATGGCTCTACTCGATCCGAGCTACGCGCTTCGGAAAGGAGATGCTGCGCAGATCAAGAAGAAGCGAGGGGTCACCTACGCCATCATGGAAGACCTACGGTACGCCCTCTCCCTGGTGGAGGAGCTGGGCCACAAGGTGCATGGCGAGTCCCTGCTCCTGAGCGACGATGGCTGACCCGCTCGCAGCCCTTCAGACCATTCGAGAGGACATGGAGGAGCTTCAAGCCGCCATTGGCGAGGCAGAGCCAGAGCTGTGGGAGGCGTACAGAGATCTCGAGGTTGAGCTTCCAAAGGCAGAGAAGGCGGCCAAGGAAGCGGCTCGGAAGCTGGGACCAGGGAAGCACGAGCTCGGCCCCATCATGATCACTGTGAGCACCTCCAAGCTGCAGGCCGAAGTCGACCTCGAAGGTCTGCTGGAAGAGGCCCAGGCCCGGGGCGACGTCGACCTTCTGATCCGAATGGGAGTGCTGCAGTACACCGCAGCCGCACATCAGATCCTCCGTCTTCCGGCAGAGCTTGAGGCGGTGTACAAGGAGTTCGTCCGAACCAAGCAGCGGGCGGCCTCGGTGAGATTCAAGTGAAAGCAGCGGTCACACTGACAATCACCCTCGTCAACGACGGCGAGGTCAAGACCTACCACGGCCAACACACCCAGGAGGTGAAGATGCCGACGATCGATCCACTTCGTGCCTTGATGCTCAACGGGACGGAAGCCCGTGTGACGGCATCGATGGACATGAAGGACAACAACTACGGGAAGGGCTACGGCGCGCACGTCTCCGTCGCTCTGACCTGTGCCCAGGATGAAGAGGCCGTCTCTGACGCGTTGGCAGCAGCCGCCGCCGTCGCAGAAGAGAACTTGCCCGACGTCTTCGAGAAGGCTCGGACACTCTTCGAGGAGTGGGTGTCTGGGTGAGCATCCGGCACGACGTGTTGAAGGTGGAGTTGGTCATCCCACAAAGGGTGGCCATCCTCACCTCCAACATCTACTTCTCGAACGGTGACGAAGAGCATCTGATTGCGTCGAAACAGGAGACCATCGTTACTGTCAAGGACGATGTGTGGGAAGTGTTCAAACGCGGGACAGACCAGCTGGTGAGCGACCTGATGGCTACGATCGGGTTAAGTGCGGGAGGCACACGCGAAGAGGAACCTCTCGTCGACGATGACGATGAGACGGTCACCCTCGACGATGACGACCCGGAGCTCTGATGGCCAATCCTGAGCTGGCACTCCTGTCTGCCATCATCCGATCTGGTAGCTTTACGCAGATACGGCAACGCGGAGTGACCCCGGACCTTTTCCTTACGGGGGAGGCTCGAGAGATCTTCCAGTGGATGCACGAGCACTTCAACCATCCGCAGCATCTGGGAGAGGTCCCGGACTTCGGGAAAGTCTGCCGCAGGTTCGGCAACTTCAAGCCGGTCACGAGCCGAGACTCGGTCGACTCGCTCATTACAGAGCTGGAAGACCGTCGCCTGACTGCCGGTATGAAGGATGCTCTCGACGAGACAGAGAAGCTCCTTCTTGATGGCCTCGATCCGAGTCTGGTGCTGCAGGCACTGCTTCCTCGTCTGAAGGATCTCAACGTCTCAGGCGGGAAGAGCAACCACCTTCTGATGGCCAGTGCGGCTCCGCTGCTGAAGGGCGACTACACGACGATGATGGAGACCGGGGGGATCACCGGTCTCCCTTTCCCCTGGGCCCCTCTCAACAGAGGCACAGGAGGGATGCACCCCGAGGACTTCATCGTCATCTACGCTCGTCCGAAATCTATGAAGTGCGTCGTGGCGGGACAAAAGATCATGGTCCCGTCCGGACATCTCGTCCCTATTGAAGAACTGGCCGACCACAACGAAGTGGCGTCCTACACCAAGAGCACGGAGAAGCTCCGCTGGGCACAGGCAAGAAAGGTTCCGAGTGGAGACAAGGAGTGTGTCCGGGTCACTACGATGTCCGGGCATGTCGTGGAGACCAGCACCGAACATCTCTTCATGGTTCCTGAAGGATCCTTTGAGGATGTCTACGAGAGGATTTGCAACCTGGAGGTAGGAGACTGGATCGCTACGACCCGAGCAGTTCCAGAGTGGGAGTGGGTCATTGACCATCCGGAAGAGGCATGGGTCATCGGGGCATTGATTGGTGATGGGAACTACACCCGCAATGAGCTTCAGTTCACGAACGTCGATACAGAGATCGTCGATGAGGTAGACCGGATCTGTCGGGAGCTGTATCGCTGCAAAGTTGTTGCGGCGTATCGCGCTCATGAGTACCGGATCATCTCTGAGGTTCCTGGGACCAACCACGCACTTCGAGCACTTCGAAGTATGGGTATCCACGGCAAGAAGGCCGTGGATAAGGAAGTCCCTGAGTGGATCTTCACCTCCAGCCCGGCATCCGTAGCAGCCTTCCTGGCAGGCCTCCTCGATACCGACGGGACCGTATGGACAAAGAAGCCCTACAAAGTGGCATGGTACACAGCCAGTGAGAAGCTGGCTCGAGGAATCCATCACCTGCTCAAGAGGCTGGGCACTGCTGCGCAACTCTCGTTTGCCTCCAATAGCCATAGCGGACAATGGTCTGTCTCAGCCTACGGGCTGGGTCCGCATCAGGCTCTGGCACGTGAGATGCTCCCATATGTGAAGTGTCCCAGGAAGAGAGAAGGGCTGGAGAAGCTGGCAGAGCCACGAGCCACCAAACGGAACGTAGATGGAGTGCCATACTCCGAAGAGCTGATGTCCCTCATCCTTCGTGAGAAAGGTACAAAGGAATGGCCAAAGATGGGCCAATCCTATCTGGATCGAAGCAAGCTCTTTAGACGGACAGGGAAGATCAGTCGTCGTCTGCTGAAGAAGATCGCGAACGCATGGGACTCTGAACCGCTACGGAAGATCGCAGCTCAGGACTTGATGTGGGAGCAGATCAAGGACATCACCCCTATTGGGAAGAGGGAGTGCTGGGATCTGATCATTGAGGACGGACAGGATCCAAACTTCGTTGTTGAAGGCTTCGTAGTCCACAACACCTGGCTGGCCCTTGCCATATGCGCAGATGCTTACCTCAACGGACGACGGGTACTCATCTACTCGAAGGAGATGTCAGACAAGCAGATGGCCCGTCGAGTTGCTTCCATCCTGGCAGGTCTTGACTACCACGAGATCAAGACAGGGACTCTGAGCGACATCAATCGGGAGCATTACTTCGACATGCTCGACTCGTTCGAGCACTGGGACAAGGAGATCAACCCGGACACCAAGCGTCAGGCTGCAATGAGCTTCCTGAGCGACAAGAATCTCAAGGGGAGGAAAGGCGCGACGGTCGACGTCATCATGGCAGAGGCAGAGAAGTTCGAGCCAGACCTCATCCTCGTGGACGGGTTCTACCTGATGCGCGATGGCCGAACACGGGTGACGAGCCGGGATTGGAAGCAGATCTCGAACATCAGTGCGGACCTGAAAAACATGGGCCAGCAGCTCTCCGTTCCAGTAATCGGAACCACTCAGGCAAACCGCGGAGCCGCCAAGGGCCGTGGTGATGACCTGGGAGAGCTGGCCTTTGCAGATGCCATCGGACAGGATGCTGACCTGGTCATCCGCATCTTCAAGGGTAGAGACCCTGTGACTGGTAAGCCAGCACTACTCCTGGTCTTCCCCGGAGTTCGGGATGCGCTGTTGAATCCGATGATCGTCAACGCATGGCCTGGCGCAGACTTCTCGCTGAGGATGGAGAACGCAAACGTGGAGGCATTCCTGAAGGACAACAAGGTCGATGACTCGAAAGAGGAGAATACGAACAGCGGAGGAGGCGGAGGAAAGAGCCACCGCAAGAAGGGAAAGAGGGAAAGAAGCCCGACGAGGCTCCCTCCCGGGCTCTGGGAATAGTGCCGCTCTCGAACTGGCCCATCGCTACATCGAGGGTCTAAGACCGAGCGGCGGCTCAAACTGGATTGGTTTCTGTCCCATTCACGGCGAGGAACGGGGGAAATCTAAGCCATCCTTCTCCTTCAATGCTGCCACAGGGCAGTGGAACTGCTTCGCAGGTTGCGGAGGCGGAGGCCTCGGCTCCCTCCTGAAGAAGCTCGGAAGATCTCAAGAGTACGTGAAGAGTACTCTTCAAAGATTGAAGCCCCATCTCGTACCGACCGAGAGGAAGAAGCCTGGTAGTCGTTCTGCGAAGCTGTTCGAGACCTCGTACCCACTCCCAGAGAAAGTCCTGGGCCTCTTCGAGTTCGCTCCCGAATCTCTACTGTATGAGGGGTTCGATGAGGATGTGCTTCGGGACCACGACATCGGCTACGACATCGCGCGTGGCCGTGTGATCTACCCCATCCGAGATCTGTATGGCACTCTCGCAGGATTTGCGGGAAAGCCGGATCATGGGAGGGGAGGAAAGTACAGGGTCTACGAGAAGGAGCTCCGCGACATGGGGTTCCCCGGGTACCATTTCAGCAACAAGGACTACTTGTGGCGATGGGACCGAATCTATGACCGGCTTTACGGGGGATCGGGCGGTGTTCTGTACCTGACGGAAGGATACAAAGCGTGTCTCTGGATGGTCCAGCACGGCTTCGAGAACACCTGTGCGCTCATGGGCACAAGTCTGAGTGTGGCTCAGCAGACGTTTCTCGAAAGAATCGGCTGTACGGTCATTTTGTGTCTGGACGACGACGAGCCCGGTCGTAAAGGAACGGTTAGAATAGGCCATAAGCTCAGAGCTTTAAGGGTGCTGGTAGCCCGGTATCCTTATCGTTTCGTAGGGGTCCAGCCAGATGCGCTGACTGGAGACGAGCTCTACGAATCAACCAACAATCCATACACTCTACGTCAATGGAGACGATCGAATGAGTAGCTCAGAAGGCCGCAAGGTCGGACTGCGACAGTCCACGCTACGGGGAAGAAGGTCTCGAAAGGGAAAGGGCGGAGGCGGATGGCGCGGCAACTGGAAGGACCGCTTCAACATCCCCCGGGACGAGCTCACCCCGATCCTGCTGACCGACGGGGACTACCCGGCCCCGGACGACAGCAAGGACAAGTTCTACTTCCACACCTGCAAGATGCACAAGATGCGTCTCGCCCCCAAGGGAGCCGGGTCGTTCTACTCGGATCGCTGTGCACTGGACTACGGCGAAGTGGACTGCCTGCCGTGCTTCGCGAAGGACCGCGGGGATCGTCGTGTCGGTCTCAACGACAACTTCAGCTTCAACATCCTCCACCTGGCCCTGTACGCGAAGAAGGAGGTTCTCGACCGGGATGGCCGTGTGAAGCGGTACGAGCGAGACACGGAGACCGCGCGTCGGGGTGATCCGATCCGCTCCCTGCAGGTCGTGGAGACGCCTCGCGAGATCCGAGAGATCAGGGAGGGCATCGGCAACAAGCTGGAGCAGAAGGAGGTCGCCCTCTTCAAGAAGAAGTACCTCGAGGTCGGGGCCAACCACCGCGACGACCTCGCGCGCATCGCCGACGAGGCTGCGAAGTTCTGCCGCTGCGGTGGTGATCTGACGCCTGTGTGCTTCGTCTGTGAGGAGTGCGAGAGCGAGGTGCTCAGCAGCGCAGACCTCGATGACATGAAGGCGTCGGAGGTGTCGAAGTTCCGCGATGAACGGCAGACCTGCTCCCACTGCGGACACACCGGCTTCCCCGACTTCGAGTCGGCCTGCAGCGACTGCGACGAGCCCGAGGCCCTCTCGGCCTTCGAGGTCGTGGCCTTCGTCAAGAAGGAGGGCGAGAGCACGGGGACGCACATCGTCGTGAAGGAGGTCATCCCGGTCACCGAGTTCGAGCTCGCCGATGGGAGCAGCCTCATCGACTGGGAGGAGGACGAAGAGGACGACGACAACATGGTTCCGTGCGAGGACGACGACGGCAACTATGTGTGGACGGAGGAGAACGGCATCCGGAAGGCCATCACCTCGCAGTGGGACTTCAACAGCATCCACAAGCCGCGTGACCACGCCTTCCACTCCCGGAAGCTCAACGTCGACGTGCCGCGAGACTTCACCAACCACAGCTTCTCGTCGCCCTCTGGCGGCCGCTACCGCAACTACCGCGGTGGAAGCAGTGGCGGTGCACCTCGCAGCGACGAGGAGCCGCAGGAGCGGGCAGAGCGGCAGGAGACCGCAAGCCGGAAGCCGGCCCGGAAGACGGGTCGTCGCCGTCGGCGTCGCCGGGAGTAGGCCCGGCTACGGCCGCGCTACATCAAGAGGGGCCCGTTTTGGGCCCCTCATCATACTGGAGGATCAATGTCCTTTACCATTGTGAGGACACCTTTCCCGACGTACATCAACACTGTCGCAGAAGCCGTCCTTTGGAACTCCCACTACATGGAGAAGGGAGTCTGCGGCTACGACACCGAGACCACAGGTCTCGACCTTCTCAACGATCGAGTCAGGTTCTTCTCCTTCGCGTGCGACGAGTCTCGCATCTGTGCTCCTGTCCGGCTGCTGCCGTACTTCGCAGAGGTGCTTGAGAGTCCTGACGTCGAGAAGCGTATGTCGAATGCGAAGTACGACATGCACCTGACGATGAACCACGACATCTGGATTCAGGGGCACATCCAGGACTCTATCGATCAGGACCACCTCTACGACGAGAACCGGCAGGGTCGTCACGGTCTGAAGGAGACGGCCTACGATCATCTCGGCCTGACGATGACCTCCTTCAAGGAGGTCTTCGGAGACCCAGGCAACATGGACGCACAGGTCAAGCTCATGTGCGAAGTCCACGACATCCTGGAGTTGAAGGACACCGGCCACAATCCGGCTTTGGCCGATGAACTGGCCAAAAAAGTACTGATCCGTCTGGGAGCCGTACATGGGGCAGAGGATCTCATCAAGGATCTGAAGAAACTCGATCTCTCTCTGAGGGCTGGGCTTGCTCTGAAGGCACGACAGGTCCTGGCCATCGCCCGGAAACACGGACAGGCCACGAAGACCTACGGGCCAAAAGGGTACATCTCCGACTACATCCAGCTTCTGGGTGGAGAGCCCATTCGGAATCACAAGGTCCGGACCGGCTGGGTCTCTGTCCTCGAAGATCAAGCTCTGCTTCGCGAAGCTCACGAAGTCACGTGGGAACTGCTGATGGACCTGATGGGCCTCACTGGCGATCCGGTGGAGTACCTTCGGACGCGGGTGATGGACTACGCGAGTCTGGACGCCTGGGCTTCGTATGCCCTGGTCGATGACCTCCGCGACAAGCTCGACCTCGAAGACATGATCACCGAGGGTGTGGATGCTGGAGAGGATGTCCCTGTCACACTCTTGGAGCACTCGGAGAAAGTACGGGTTCCGTTCATCAAGACTTTGTGGCTCATGGAACGTCGTGGGGTCAAGATCGATGTCGGCCAGTGCTACGAGTACGCCGAGGCGATGGCCAAGGACTTGGCAGACCTTGAACGAGAGATTGTTCGCATCACGGGCAGTCTGGAGTTCAACCCCAAGAGCACGAAGCACCTAAGGGAGTACTTCTACGTCGAGCAGCCCGACGGCACGTACAAGGACATCCTCGGGAACAAGCCCTTCAAGATGACCAAGGGTGGATCTTCAGGCGTGAAGCAGCCGAGTACGGACAAGGACGTGCTTGAGTACTTCTCGGACCGTGGTGAGCCTCTGGCAGTGGAGCTGATGAAGCACCGGAAGCTCTCGAAGCTCTACGGCGACTACCTCATCAGCTTGCCGCAGAAGGCGGATGCGAACGACCGCGTCCATACCAGCCTCCTGTCCCATGGCACTCGTACATGGCGGCTGGCCAGTCGAAATCCCAACCTTTGGAACTAATGGAGGTTGTAAAATCCCGTGAACTGCTGGAACACCCGAAAGACCACCACCCCACAGCGTAGCTGGAAACGGCAAGCGCGACGGGCAAAAAAGTGGTGGTATGAAACATGCCTTTTGGGATATCTATCCCATTGGGGATGTGGAAATGGGCAATCAGCAGCCAAGCACCTACGGGAGTCTGACCGAAGCCGTTGTCAACGCGCGGCTCGGAGACGGGCACTTCTGGAGGCATCCAGAGTGCAAGAACAGCAAGATCGTATGGAGTTCGGTCCACGAAGAGTGGGTCCGGTGGAAGCAGAAAACGCTTCTACCGACAGAACTCCAAGGCTCGGTACATCGACGGGATCGATCTT